AACAGTGTAACCTTCAGGGATTGCACCCATCTGCTTCAACGCGTTGATGTCGTTGTCAGCAGTTTGTACACGCAATTCGGTGTCAAGCAAGCGCTTGGCAACGAACATCAGTGCTGGGGGAACAACCATCTTACGGGGCTTAGCGGCGATCAACAGACCACGCTCGTCCACCCACGCTGCGATTTGAATCACGGCGTTTTCCAAAGATGTTTCGTTCAAGTCAACGCCAGTTGTTGGGCTGTTGAAGTTCACACCACCGCTAACGAGGGGGTGACCAACGCGAGTGTTAGAACTGTTGTTGCCGAACAAAGTGACGCCGTCACCGCCCAAGTATGAACCGTTGAAACCGTTGTTGATAACGGAAGCGGCTTTAACTTGCTTGGTGTAAGACATAGCACGGGCCAAAGCTTTGGTGTAACGTGCAGACAAAGAGTCATACAAGTTATCTTCCACAGCTTCTTCAGTGATACTGAAGCCCAGAGCGATAGTCTCGTGGTTGTAGCGTGCTGTGAAGGCTTCTTGCGCATTGTCATAAGCAATGGCTTGACCTTCATTCTTGACGGGAGCAGAACCAAAGCCAGCAAGCTTTGTCTCTTCTTCGAAGCTACGCTCAGATTTCTCTGTTTCGTAGATTTCTTTGTGCTCTTCGCCGTAACGGGCATACTCTAAACCGAACAATGCGTTCAGGCCGGGGAGCAGCTCTTTAAGTAGTTGTGCGCGTGAAATTGCCATGGTGAATTACTCCTTACAGGCCAACAGCATTGCTGTATGAATGATATCCGGGGTTGAACTTCACCAGAATGTCAGTAAAGTTGTCGCCCACAGTTGAGAAGCCGGGAGTGTTTGCAAACCCGACCACGCGGAAAGCCGCAGAGGTAACAACTGCAGAAGCGCCAGCAACAACGGCCGTGTTCGAGTTACCAGTGGTAGTCGAACCAGTTGAAGTGCTTTGCGCAGCGTTCAAGAACACGTTTGCGCCCAGTGCAGCTTGTGTAACAGGGCCAGCAGCTTGAACTTGGAACACAGCACGGTCGTCATCAACCACGTACGCAGTAATTTCCGAACCGTTCACAGAAGCTGTGTTGGCTGGATAAAACTGAGAGAAGATTGTTTGACCTTGTGCGTTCACAAAAGAGCAACCAACAAATACACCAATAGCACCTGTCAACACTGCGCTGCCGCCTGAACCCGTGGGGAAAGCGTTGGTAGTGCTGTCAGCGCCAGTAGCGGTAACGATTTGCAGGAAGCCTGAAGCGTTCACAAACACTAACGATCCATTGAAGATGTTGGTGTTGTAACCGGCAGGGTTAATTAGAAATTGTCGAGTGCTACCAGCATATGGTAGGCCACCCAACTCGTTTACGGCACGGAAGCCGTAGGGAGAAGCGGTAGATGCCATTTAAGGACTCCTAAGTTTATTTAGAACCAGAACCAAACCCACCACGCGTTGAAGACGACTTGCGTTCGGCAAACAACGGCATACGTGAGTCATTTTGTCGCATGAAGCTATTGTCAACTGACTCCATCTGGTTTTGAGCTTGTTGGTTGTAATAATCGTCACGGGCTTCCGCTTTTTCTTTGGCGATCTTGCAGAGCATGAGGCCACCGATTTCCACGTTCCCAGTCTTTTCATTACCCATCAACATCAATTCTGGATGGTCAGTTGCCTTCACCGGCTCCCAACCTTCGCGCATTCTGCGTGATACGTTGGTCACTTCCGACTGTCCCAGCACATGCGTCGCTACCCAGCGATACACGTAGCCCGGTTCAGGCGTTGGATCAGGCAAGTTTGTCGGCGGTACGTATACAGCACGAGCAGATTTTTCGCGTGACACCAAGTCACGATTTGTACGGTTTTCAGCCATTCGATTTCTCCATTTTTACCAATTCAGCAGCATATTGCTGCGGGGTTAAGCCAAACTTTTTTGCCAACGAAACTTGCGTCGGACTTAGTTGGACTCTCTTTGCACCTGTCGAACGAGTCGCAGAGGCAACAACCGTGGAAGGCTTTCTGGAGCCATCGCCGGACTTCGGCCTGCCCTGTCCACCAAAAATATCGGGGAAAGTAGCTTTCATGCGAGCATCAATGCGCTCGAAATATTCGTCAGAGCGGGGGTCTATTCCCGAGTTCACTAGTTTTTGGTGCAGCCCTAGTGAAAAGCTGGTGAGTTCCTCGTACCCGGGAGCTCCAAACCACTGGTTTCTTGCCTGCCAGCGCAGTGTTTTATCGTCCGGTTGGGCCGCTTCGGGTACTTGTTGACTAGTTTGTACTACATCAGAATCGTATTGTAAAGGGGTTGGGCGGAAATTTTTTGCGGCTGTTGCACGCATCTTTGCATCCGCCAACTCCTCTTGAGCCGCAATGATCGCATCTGTGTCAAATGCTTCATGGGCTTCTTTAAGCTTTCTACGGGCCATAGCCAGTTCAGCTTCTGTAGCAGTTTGAATCGTGGCGGCATACTGTTGCTCACCATTATTCACGTATTGTTTAAGCTTGTTGTTTTCGGCCAACAGGTGTTGGGCCATTCTCTCAAGCTCTTGTTTCTCGCGCATTGTGGCTTCTTTGACACGGCGCTCATCGTGACGGGCATGAGTGAGTTCTTTGATGCGCTTTTTAACGCCTTCAGAGTAGTTCTCAATTTCGTCATCGGTTGGATCGGCGACTTCGCGGTCTAGGGGTTTGCGGCCTCTGTCACGTTCAGGCGTGTCGTCTACGATCTCTATTTCGACATCTGCTTCGGACGATTCCACAGGAGCGGGAGTATCGTCAAGCTCGTCTGGGAACTTGTAATGTTCAGCCATTTCTTTCCTTTCAAGCGCGGGTTAAACCGCGGGGGTCTTGCACAACAGCATCAACTTGGTCATCGTTGATGAGCCGGAACTCCTTGCCAAAGATCTTAAATCTTGTGCCGGAGTAAGTACGTACCAAGACGAAGTCGCCTTCTTTACACCATGCACCTGTGGGGAACTTGGTGGTGTCTTTGTACGCATCGGGGCCTACACGCAATACAAACAACACCGTGGTGGCGTGTTCTTCTTGGCGCATGAACTCCGTTGGTTTATACAGGTTTGAGCCTGCAATCTTTTCGTCTGCTTCTGGAACAACGCACAGCAACTTCCAACCTGTGGGGGTCGGCAGCGCACCTGCTTTTGTTTCGCTGTCAGCGCCTTCTTCTGGCGAATCCATTTGCTGGATGTGCTTTGGTAAGACGATGTTTGGCGGCAGGACTAGTCCTGATTCAGTTTCAATCATCTGATTGTTCAACTTTCTGTAGCAGGTCAAGGAGATAACGCTCTGCAAGGGCTAGACCCGAAATAATCCCGCAGAGTTTTTGGTATTCTTCAAATGATCGACACGATCCCGCAGCCAAGTCGTCTGCGTAGTTGTTCATGTCATTGCGTATTTTGTCGCGCAATACGGATGCGAATTCTTGGATCATTTTGGTTCCTTACCTTGTGGCTGATTATCTTTTGCAAACTGCAAAGACGTTGTGCGGGCTTGCAAGTCCATCTCTTTCTGTCGCTTAGAAATTTCAGAGCCTAGCTTCACACCGGCAAACTCTTGGTCAAACTGTTGTTTAACCTTGCTCTCATTAATCTGAGCACCAATGCGCATACCTTCAAGTTCTTGGTCGCTGCGCATTTTTTCAGTGTCCAAATCAATCCTGTCAGACTTAGCCGTCATGTCAGCCACCATCTTCTGGGCATCCAACTGCGCGGCTTGTTGTTTAAGCTGGAAGTCTTGTTGCATCTTTTGCGCTTCCATTTGCAAGCGTTGTTGTCCCAACTGGATGTTGGCTTGAACTTCTTGTTGCTTGACCTGCATCTCAGCTTGCTTGAGTTGCAACTCTTGTTGTTGCATCTGGATGAGCGGGTCTTGCGCTTGTTGCTGAGCTTGCTGTTGTGCGGCTTGTGCTTGGTTTTGCTGCAGCATCTGCTGAGCCGCTTGCGCCATCATGCTGGCCATTGCATTGGCAACTGCGGTTGGCACTGTTTCTTCTTCGCGTGGGATTGACATACCCAACTGCTTCTCCAGTTGCAACTTGTACTGGAACCCTACGTGCTCTGCAATGTGTGCAGTCAGCGCCGCTTGAATCTGAGGAGCCTTGGGGTTCTGCCCAATCAACTGCATCACGGTTGGGTCTTGCATCATGCTGGTGTGCACAGCAAGGTGGGCTGCGTGATCTTGTTCCACAAACGCTTTGAGTGGCTCGCCCTTGAGCACAGCCATGTTCTCTGTCACAGGGTCTTTGGGTTTTTGGTCATCGTCCAGCGGCACAAGTTTGTCTGCGTTCTTGATACCCAACACCTCTAGCATGTTGCGGTGCAACTGCGGCAGGTCGTAAATATCTGGAGCCATCTGCGCCATCTGAATCACAGCTTGGTACTGCACCACACGCTGAGACATCGTGGCCGCATTGGGATCAGAGACAGGGATAACGTCTACATGAGCATAGTCAGACTTCTTAGCGCGTGGGCCATCATCGCCTTCTGGCTCGTATGAGTACGTGTCATCTGTGTAGTCACGAATGATGTTGCGCAGAAGCTGCAACTCTTGTTTTAGCGCGTAGTGCACACGAGCCTGCACAGCAGTCATGACTTTAAGCTGGCGCTCAAGCAGGGCTAGCGTTGTTCCCACAGGAGCCTGTGCAGACATGTCGGACACTTTCATATCCGCAGTGGCTGCAAACCTACGGCCTTCGTCTACGATCTTATCGAGCAGTGCGGCAAGAACCGCTGAAGGCTCTTTATACGGCAGGGGCAGGATGCTGTCACGGATGGTGCCGGAGCCAATGTCTACATCACGGAACTCTCCGGGAGCGATTGGCGTGTCGTCTCCCTTGATGCGCAGTCCTCTGGACTTGAGGCCACCGGGCAAGTTGGACAGTGTTCCTGCATCGATGAGCTGGCGCATGATGCTTGTAGCGGATTTAGCAAAGCCTCCGATAAGATGGAACAGCCCGAAGCCATAAGCTCCAAAGCCCGGAATATATTGGTAGTGCACGAAGTGCTGGCGTTTGAGTTTGAGTGGATCATCTTCCTCCCAATTACGGCGAATAGACAGCACATCGTTTGTGCCGCGAATGATTGTCACCACGTACGGAAGCGCGATGCCTGTGGGCTCGTCATCGTCGTCCAAGTCTTCGTGACCCTTGATATCCAAGTCAACGTGGCACTCAAGGAGCGTGAAGCGGTCATCGTTTAGATCGCTAAAACCAGTCTCTTTGTCCTTGGCTTTCTGAATATCACCAACAACTTTGTCTGGCTCACCTAGATCAACTTCGCGGTAGAACCCAGCTTGCTGCAGTTTCAAAATCTCGTTCTTAGTCTTACGCATAACATGCGTGACGCGGTAGCAAGTCTGAATGTCCGATGTGCCGTATGGCAGGATCATGTCTTCCGCAGGGATAAATATCGACACTTGGCGGCCAAGTGAGGGGTCGTAGTACACCTTCTTAAATGCTGAGCCAGTGGCCGGCAGTGACCATAACATGCGCTCATGCTCAGGACGGAACTCAACCATCTTCTCCGTCAACTGGTAGTTCATATCCGCTTCTACGCGCACAGCCGCTTCTTGTTTCTGCGGTGTCTCTTTACCAAGAATTTTGGTACGCACAGGGCCTTGCGCTGGGAATGTTTCGGTGATTGTCTCTGACTGAAAGCGCACAACGGCTTCTGTAATCATTGGGTGGAACACACCAGACGCACCGTTCCAAGGCTCGGTGCGCTCTTCCATCTGCAGGCCCAAGAGCTTTAAGCCCTCTGTGTATGCTTTCTCCCAATCCTTGCGGGAGTTTTTGTCTTGTTCAATATCACCTGCCAAGTCACTGGCCAGCGTCTGCATGGCGCTATCATCCATGTACTCAGCCAAGTTAGCGTCAAAGTCTTCAGCAGACGGCTCGGCTGGCTCAATCTCAATCTCCATCCCGTCTATGCCAATCTTGACAGCTTCAGGATCAACAATTTCAATCTCGATGGGAGACTCGTCCTGCGCGAGTTCTTCAAGTCCTTTTGGTTGCTGGTACAGCGCTTTGTCGATGTTTGTTGCCATGTGGGTTCCTAATAGTATGCGTATGACTTGCGGCGGAAGTAATCAGGGTCGTCCTTCGCATCCGTGTTCAAAGTGATAAAACCGCCTTGCCTAAAGCGTAGCAGCGCCTGTGTGGTCGTGTCCACGAAGTCATCGTGCTCTCCAACTGGGAAAGCTGCCATCTCTTCGATCACTTCTCGTGCCCAGCGTGTGTCGGGTGCCCAAACCATGCCAGAGGCAAACAAATCAGCCACTGCGTTTAATCGTACCATCTTGTCGTTGCCGCGGCTAGGGTTTGTTTCCTGCACGGGGATGTCCATAGCCCGCAGTTCTTGGATCAGCGGAGCGCCTGCGGCCTTCTTCTCCACGATGAACGCGTCTGGCTCCCACTCCTTGTAGTGCTTAAGCGCAACTTCTTTAAGTTCAGGGAACGTCATGCGATCTTTAAACGCATCGAGCAAGATAATCTGCGTTGCGTCCTTCTCTTCTTCGTTGAAGAACACGCCCCATGTGGTGCAGGCTGAATAGTCTGAGTTGTTCTTGGTCTCAAACGCTGTATCCCACGACTGAATGACGTAATCGCACTGCGGCGGGTCTTCGGACTCCCATATGCGCCACATCTTGCGCCCAACGATGGCTGAGTTCTCGCTTGTGGGCTGCTGCATGTACTGCGCGTTCCAATACCTAGGCTCAATGGACGCTTTAGTCGCTTTAAGTGCGGCAAGAGGCCACTGCTCTGGCCACAATGACTTCTCCTGCTCGGTGTCTTCGTTAAGAATGGCTGGAAGCTCCACAATTTCCCATGGAATAGCCTCGGGGTTGCGAGCTTGGTAGTCAATCAAGCGCCCAGTCAGGTCTAACAGCGACCATCTGGTCATAATCACAATGATCGCACCGCCCGGCATCAAGCGTTGCAGTGGGCCCGTCTGAAACCACGACCATGCGGTATCAAAAGCAAGCCGTGAGTTGGCTTTTACGTCTTGTTCTGAATGAGGGTCATCAATGACGAAAAGATCAGCCCCACGGCCAGCCAGTGCGCCACCAACACCAGCAGCATAATACTGACCACCAGCAGAAGTCGACCACTTACCGGCAGCTTTCTGATCGTCTGCGACCATTGTTTGGGGGAAAACTTCACGATACTCCTCCGATTCAATCAAATTACGTACTCTACGGCCAAAGTCTTCAGACAAACCAGCGGTGTGGGTGCCCATGATAATCTTCTTATTAGGGTATTTACCTAGGAAGTACGCAGGAAACAGGTATGAGGAGAATTCTGACTTACCCATACGTGGCGCGATGTTGATAATCACGCGCTTTTTCTTGCCCTCAACCACATCTGTGAAGATTTTGGCCAGCTTTCTGTGGTGCGGCCCGATCTTAAAGCCCGGATAGACGCTCTGAGCGAACCCCAGCATGTTTGTTTTGGCCGCTTGCAAGCTAGCGCGGGCTTCGCGCATCTCCAAATCTTGGAAGAGCTCCATCTTTTCTGCCAGCGTCATGTGCGGCAGTGCCTTGGCCATGGCTTCTAGCTCAAGTTTGCTCAAGGTTGTGAACTTATCAGTCTTCATCTGACTTCTCTTCAGACACATCGACCACATCAATCACGCCCATGAACCTATTGAGCTTCTCTTTGATCCTCGCTTCAAGCTCAACGTCTGACATTTCGGTCTTCTTGACCTCGACTCGTTCCGTGAACAGCGCAACCTCAGTAACTTTACCCAGCATGTCTAGCGCTTTGAGACGTATGCGCGCATCTGGGTGGTCTACTTCTTCTAAGATCTTAGCTACGGCAAAACCGCGCAGTTCTTTGGCCTGCTCTACAAACGCCCAATCGTAGGCGGTAAGCATCCCTACCAGATGCTGGACTGCCGCTGGCGCTTTAATGTTAGCCAGTGCTTGCTGTGTATTCTGTGGCGGCTGACCGGTGACTAAAGATGCAAAAGATTGCCGCGCCGCTTGGGCGTCTGCCTTGGACTCTGCTGCTTCGTCGTCTAGCTCCAGCTCTTTAAGCCAGTCGGCAGTTTTGACTTGTGCGTCAACAATGGTTGCAGGTTCAGCTTTATCAAGCGGCAAAAGCGTAGCCGCAGTCATGTCGACAACGTCTGGGTGAAACTCGCCGTGAATAAGATGTTCTAACATTGCGTAGGACTTGTAGCCTCGTTGCTGTTAGTGTACACTTCTTTTCGGTGATGGCGCAAGTCATTGCTTCTCCTTGATGGATGGTTGCCATCCTTTTGCCCCACTAGTTAGCGCTGGTGGGGCATTTTTTATTGTGTGTTGTCCAACGTTTGACATTGGTCTTTGAAATTTTTTATAGTGGGGTGGGGGGTGTTAAGTATCAGGTCTAGGAAATTAAGTATCTAGTTGAGGGGGTGGGGGTCAAGATTTTGAAAAATTGGATTTGCGGGTGAGAAACAGTGTTTATAGCAGCTTGCCATCACCACACCAATTAGGGGGCATGGGGGTATGGTGGGGTTCTTTGTATTCAGAAATAGCCCCCAAAGCAGAATAAAGTACCCATTTGGTAATATTGATGCATCGGTTGGGACAGCTCAGCCGATTCGGGGAGACTTTCTCCCCGACATTCAAACCTAGTCAACTCAAGGAGATCATCATGACTAAATCAAAAGTAACTTCCTACACATACGAACAGTTTGCGGAGGGCTGTGGCAAGAACGATGCGTCTGTGCTAAACGCAAGCGACACATATCACACACAGTATGTGGCACTCGAAGCAGAGCACAGAGCAGATTGGGAACAACGCTATGTGACGAACTACATGGTTGGTTACACATCCGTTCGTGACGGCATCAAGCCCATGACGCTTGCTCAGGCAACCAAAGCCTACGGCAAGAAACGCACAGAGCGTACTCGCACAGAAGAACTTGCGGTCAACGCAGGCAAGGCGAAGTTTCGCTATCACATCAGTCGCCCTGAGAAATCAGACGGCAAGAAGAAAGCTGTGGCTTTGCCCAAGCAACTCGTAAGCAACATCGTCAGCGAGATTATTGACGCTCAGTTGACCAAGGCACAGTTCGATGAGTTGCTTGCTCAGTTGCGTCAGTCTGTGACATTTAAATAATCTTGGGGAGACTTTCTCCCCGACACCGCATGAGGTTGGCTTGTGCGGTGTTTCATTCCCTGTCCAATCAATAATCTCAAGGAGTCAATAATCATGTACCAACTGTTCAACCAATACCGCACCAAAGAAGTAGGTATCGTCAAGCTAGGCGCTCAAGAGTATCACCTGCAATACCACTACCCCAACGGAGGCAGCAACTACGTTGTCTACGTCTTCAGCAAGAACCTAGCCGAGAGAGGGCGTGTATTCAGCACAGACGATGCGTTCTTCGAGTGGCTCGAAGCCCAGCCAAAACAACTAAACCTACCCTTTGGGGAGAAAGTCTCCCCATCTGCACTATAGTGCGAGATTATTGAGGCAAAAAACCAGTCACGGCCAAATGTCCGACACTACAACCCCCGAACTAAGTTTGGTGTAACCCCGCAACCCGCATGAACAGTAGCGTTCCGCAAAAACTGTCCTATCTATCTATCTATTTAATATATATTTATATATATAGATGTGTCTATTAGGGGGTGCTCATTCTTTTTCTTTGAGACGCTTGCTTTTTTAAGTTGGCGTTAGCTTCCCAGAAAAAAGATAGATAGCAATGACACTTTTCGTGCTAAGCTAGTATCTGTGCGGTCTCCGACCTTACACCAAACTTAGTCACAGCCCTGTAGTGTTGGACATTTGGCCACCTCTCAATTTTGGAGTCAATAATCTCATGTACGAAACATACCTCAAACTCAGCGCAAACGAGCTTCACAACCGCTTAACCGAGCGCAACCTGCACCCAGCCGAGATCGAACGGATCAAGACTGAGGTCTCTGAACTCAAAGAAACCCTGCGTGTCTCACGCATCACACGCACACAGCGCAAGGCCGAGTGGGACAAAGTACTGCAACCCCTGCGCTACGAGATCAATAATGCCAAAGTTGGCATGAGATACGGCGGGGAGAAAGTCTCCCCAGAACGACAACACGCCTTCAGCGAGTACATACGCATCATGGAGAAGCTGCTTGCCATGCTAGATGCCCCATACAAAGCGCTAGACCACACCCCCATACAGATCGCTCGTGACAAGGGACTGCCCAACGATGGCGAGCACTGGACTGACTGGATACCTGCAAGGGTCAAGGAGAAGGTAACCGCCCTGTTCGATGCCGTACCCGTAGCACCAAGGGGCAAGCGCAAGACGCCCTTCCAACGCACGATGCTCCCTCATCAGCACGAGACAGCCAAGGTGAGATTATTGACCAAGACAAGGAAAGAGATGGAAACGCTCGAACGCAAGATCGCAATCAACGCATCAGACGAACGCACAAACAAACTCAAACAGATGCAAAGAGCCATCAAGATTATTGAGGCTCTGGACAAGAACGAAGCTGTACCAGCCACATGGACAAAACTCAACATGGGGGAGGACTGACTATCAACATTCTTTTGGGGAGACTTTCTCCCCGAACTGTTCGGCACTTGGGCAATGCCGCACACCATCCGCAACCTGCCTACAAGGAGAAACAAAATGAAAGTATCTGAACTAATCCAAGCCCTGAGTGAGATGCCACAGGATATGCCTGTGCATTTTTGGGCAAATGGCGAACGCCAAACCATCATCGAAGTGCGTGATGTGGGTGACTGCGTTGATCTGTACGAAGAAGAAACACCACGCATCACAGTTTACTTTGAAGCTAACGCAGGCGCTCATCAAGTGGCGCAGTTCGACAGCGAAGAAACCTACATGGCTTGCTTCCCTGCATTAGAGCAGTTGGCCATGCTCAAGGGCTACACCATCACAGAAAGCAAAGGAAAATGAAATGAAACTAACAGTAGATACCTTAGACAACGAAGTCAAGAGTGCCGTCATCAATGTCGGCAAAGACAACGGGTACATCGAGGCTTTCGTGTGGGAAGGTGTTATGTGCCTCTATGTGTACAACAAAGAAGGTGATGTAGTGCATAACTATGCCATCACAACCGAGGACTTGCGTGCAAAAGGCGGTTGCACTACGCCTAAGTTCGAGCCTGCACAGGAAAACTACGAAGGAGAAGCATCATGACTTATGCCGAGCAAGCGAAAGCGTGGATACAAAACTCACCATATGTGGACATCCCTGTTGGGCGGTTCACGCTCAGATTCATGCTGACTATCGACAGAGATTGGGGCTGGGTTTGGGAGCACATGACATGGCTCCTCGCAGGAAAAGAATACTGGGAATCGCCAGAAGAGTTGTACATCGGTAATATTTACAACGACATGAATGCAGACCTGCACGACATGGAGTTCATCGATGAGTTGTTAGAAGCTATGAAGAACAAACCATTTAACCAAGGAGAAAGCAAATGACAAAAGCAAAACACAAGACCAACATCCAGTTGGTCACAGACCTCATGTCGCACTCACAGCAGGGCGCTCTCATGCAGGCGTTCATCATCGAGGCGATATCCAAGTACTCAGAACAAACCAAAGTCTCACCGCCTTGGTCTACCGACAACACATTCATCAGCGAAGCCGCATGGCGTGCGTGTGCTGACGAGGCGCTCGAAGCAATCAACAACAGGAGTAAATGAGATGAAATTAGCTATTGAACTAGCGTACGAGTTCGTACGCCAAGGCATATGGGATGAGGTGGACTTGAAAGAATACTTATTCTCTGAGTGTCACAGGATATTCCGACACGCTTGGAGTGCGGGCGCTAAGTCTGAACGCGAAGCAATCGATAACAGGAGTAAGTAATGAAATCATGTAGGAACTGTGCGTTATCAACGCACACAGGCAATTGGAACGTAGGGCTTGCTTGTTTCAAAGGGCAGTTAGTTCAACGTGTGTCTATGAGCACAGAGGAGAACCAAGCGATGGACGCCCATCTACGGACAGTAGCAGATCGTTGCGAAGATTATCAACCAGAAGGAGAGAGCAAATGAGAGTAGTAAAAATCCGTGTGTTCGGCACATACAAACAGCCGTTCAACAATGCGTTCAAAGCAGACTGTATTGTCCTGCCTGCTGAGTTGTCAGACTCGATGCGTGATGAGGTGCTACGCAAGCATGACGACTTGTTCTATGTGTTCACCTCTGGTGATCCCATCGTGGGTGAGCACCACACCTTCGAGGTGTATTCGTTCGATGTAATTAGTGAAGAGGAGGTAGCCCTCGCCTGAGCAACAGGCGTGTTCGTTAGTGTGTTAGTTCGGGGAGACTTTCTCCCCATTCTTTTTTATAACTCAAGGAGAATGTATGTTTCAATTTACAAAGTTCGTAGTGGTTGACTCCGTTGGCCGCACCACAGGTATGCTGCTTGTGTCGTTCAGCAACAAGTACACTGTGTACAACGCCAGTCGGCGTCGTGTTATGACTGATGTGATGCGAGCCACCCGTGGCGTTGATCCTGTCAAGATTATCAATGACGCGCAGTTTGATATCTGGTTTCATGGCAGTGGCTATCGTATGAGCCCTGCTCATGGGGTCGAGACGCTGTCGTATCCCGATGCGCTTCTGTACACCAATGACCGCTACGATATCAACCAGATGATGCGTGGTGTGCTTCGGCCTGCCTGTGCTTCAGATGGGCGTATCCATCCAGTTGATCGCCGTCTCATCAATCAGCGTGTCGAGGTCGTCGTTGATAATTACATAACCAAGCAAGGCGGTACTGTGCCAGCCATCGAGCCACACGCTAAGTTCAAGGGCGGGTATTACTACCAGTCTGCTACCTACAAGCTTGCTCGTAAGTCGTTCAAGCAGTTCGGCCATCTGGTTGCTCGTGCCAAGGCAGGTGATGAGTCTGTCTCTGACGATCGGTTGCGTTCAGCGTTCTACGATCTTGACAATCGCTACCACGACTTCGATACGCATATCGGTAGTGCGTATGCTGCCATCGAAGACTTCTATCTTGGCATTGTGCACTGCGACTGCGGTCACTACGAGAGCGATGAGAACACACACGATGTGCGTAACGATACATGGTGTGAGTCGTGCTTCGATGATGACGCTGTGTTCTGCGAGGATGAGAACGAGTACTGGCCTCGTGACGACTGCTACTACTCTGAGGCTCGTGATGCGTACTACTCGTACGATCGTGATGGCGAGAGTGATGATGACGATGACGATGATGACGACCGCAGTCAACCGATCATGTCGTACTCAACCAATGTGCTCGATGTTATTGGCAATGAGTCTGGCATCAAGTCGTCTCACTTCGGTGAGTTCACGATGGGCATCGAGCTTGAGATGACTTCGGGCGATGACTCAAGCTACGAGGCCGCTGAGTCTGTGCGTAGCCGTTTGGGTTCCGCATACTGCATCATCAAGAGTGACGGCTCGCTTCCATCCAACGGCTTCGAGGTTGTGACTTCTCCGCATGGTCTTGCCACGCACATCGAGAAGTTCAAGACTTGGGACATTGACCCAGCCTATCGTGCATGGAATACAGGCAAGTGCGGTATGCACGTACACATCGACTCTCGTGCGTTCACTCAGATGACGCTTGGCAAGTTCCTGATGTTCATCAACAGCTCTGCCAATGTCGACTTCATTCGCAAGATTGCAGGTCGTCATCCATCTGTCGATGAGCAAGCACGTAGCTACTGCGCCGCTGAGAATCAGTCAATACTTGTCAACCCCAAGACTGCGGTCAAGGGTAAGTCTGGTGAGCGCTATCGCATGGTCAATATGTGCAACCTCGGCGCTCGTGAGGCTATGCGCTTGGGACTCAGCATGGACAACAGCTACAACGGCAGGTACAACACTGTCGAGCTTCGCATCTTCCGTGCCTCGCTCAAGAAGGAGCGTCTGCTTGCACAGATCGAGTTCACTCATGCGTCTGTCATGTTCTGCCGTGTCGCATCGTGGCGTGATCTCAACGGCACATCGTTCGTCAAGTGGCTCAAGACTGTGGCAGGTCAGTACCCTGCGCTAGTCAAGTGGTATGGCGTGCGTGCTGTGCATGGCGCATCCAAGCAGCCTTCTGCCCCTGCCGAGCTTACTTGTACTGACGCTGTGCCTCCCGTTGTTGCCGCCACAAGCCGACGCCCTCATGGGTGTGACCACGACTATCGGATGGAGATAGCGCATGAGGATGGCCGTGGTATACGTGACTACGCTAGCCGACACGGGCTGTACTTCACTTACTTCAGGGTGATGGGCTTGGTGCTAGCTGTGTTCCCGTACGACGGCAACGATCAGCAGATCGGTGACGAGGATGTGATCTACGTTCGTGACAACGATGTGTGGCGTCTGCAAGAAGATGACTTCAACCCATTGGTTCAGGGTCAAAGCCCTGTGCCTGCCGATGTTAATGGCAATGCTTCCGTTTAATTCAATCAATTTTTATACCTCAAGGAGTTTATTATGTGTCTCATCATTACTGGTCAGTCTTCCAAAGTTCGTTCAACCTTGCTCGACACGCATGGGTTACTCAGCGACATCTTCACATCCAATCCTGACGGCATTGGGTTTATGTATGGCACAGCCAAGGGACTCAAGGTCACCAAGACCTTGCCCAAGAATCTCGGCGATGCTACTGCATTCATTCAGCGCTTGCCTCAAGACGATCGTGAGATTGCTATTCACTTCCGCTGGACTACACACGGCAAGACCGATATGCTCAACTGCCATCCCTATGATGTGATCCCTGGCTTCATCGCCATGATGCACAACGGCGTACTGCATACGGGCAATGCCGCTGACAAGTCCAAGTCTGATACGTGGCACTTCATCAAGGACTACTTGCACAGCGCTGTGGCTTCTGCCCCTGACCTTGTGTACGACAAGGGCTTCGTGTCTATGCTGGAGGAGTTCATCGGCAACAATCGCTTCGTGTTCATGAATGGCGAGGGTCGTATGCAACACGTTAACTTCGATCAGGGTATCGAGCACGATGATCTGTGGTTCAGCAATACCTATGCTTGGACTCCATCGCGTCTTATACCCAGCTACAAAAGTGCGACTGCGCTCAAGTCGTACAACTACAGCTCGTACGCCAACGGCTACATGGATGACTACGACGAGATGCACGACTACAACGCCAGCTTCGGCATCTATCCCCGTAGTGTCAGCGCACACAGCGCCAACTACGACGAGACAGCGTATGACTTTCCTGATGACGAGGATGGTTTCGTTCGCCCTGAGTCTGATGATCTTGCCGTGGCTCTGACCGAGTGCGACATTGAGAGCGTTGAGATATGGCTTGAGACTATGCCTGCGTACACCATCACCACAATACTGCACTGCTTTGAGCCTACGCCACTTAGCTACACACATCGTGACGACTTGTGCGTTGCCGAGCAGGGCATCTACGATATGTTGATGGAGGGTGATGCGTCTGGCCTCATCAGCTATGCGACCAAGTCGTATACGGCATCGGGCATGATCGCCGAGGTCATCTGCTACTACCTGTCATGGGATGTGCGTAAGCCCATGCCCATCAAGCCAACCTTGCCTGCACTGTTGACTTGATTCGTAGCGGGGAGACTTTCTCCCCGCATTTTTAACCAAAGGAGAAGTGAAATGAAATACAGAGTACAGATAGTTATGTCCTACTGGCAAACAATAGAGGTCGAAGCCGATAGCAGTGCCGATGCTGCAAACAAAGCGTTCGATGAGTTTGATATCACCAAGGCACGCATGGGTGAGGGTGAGGCGTACGACACCGAGTTAATAGAAGGAGAAACCAAATGAAAGTATCTGACACCACAGCGCTACACCTGCGCTGTATCGAGGCAGACCTGCGGGACTACCTCATGAACCCTGCCGAGTACCGAGTAACGCACCTTGAGGACATCCATGTCTTGTTGCTTGAGGTCATGCTCACACTTGGCGTAACACCAACAGAAGGAGAGGAGGAAAACATCGACATCGACTTAGATGGCGGGCTTAGTGCAACCAACGAACAGGGAGATGAATAATGCTGACTGGATGGGAAAAATTAGAAAGAGTAGTACTTTTGTTGGCGGTAATTGTACTTATCGCCGATCTTTTTTATTGGAGACCCTATTGACTTATGTCCAACACTAGACAAATAATATCAACCCCAAGGAGAAAATAATGCACACACCTTACGATACGGGCAAGGTCAAGATTGGCTTGCTCTACACACCCCCACCCCCTGTCGCTACGCCCGAGGAAACTTGGGTTCAATCCGTCTTGCTTGGCGACAAGCAAGGCATGGATGAGCTTACGCTCACAACAATACAGTCCATCGGGCTGATTGCTTTCATTGTTATCGTCATGCTACTAACTGGAGGAATCTCAAATGACTGATATGCAAACCGCCCTTAAATCCGCTCTTAGCCAAACCTTGCAAGAGTGGGATGATGACGGGGAGACTTCCTCCCCATCTTCTACTATCAACAACTCTGTATCCACACCTTCTCAAGCACCAACCATGACAAACCTATTCAACGTAACCAACAACGTCTCACGTTCAACCTTCAACTACATCAAAGACCACCCGGGCTCCACTCGCCAAGAAATCATCGTTGCCCTTGAGCACATAGGCTTTACTAAATCATCAGTAGCTGCTTTGATCTCGCAGATGAACAAGGCTAAGATGATTCACAAGACCAATGACCTTTGGTACGTAGATGTGCCTGAGTACATACCGATCAAGAACACTACCTACGTCAAGAAGAAAGCCAAGGTAGAGAAGAAGACAACAGGCGGCACAGGCATTGGTGCGCTCTTGAAGGCTAAGATAGAAGCCGCACCTACACCCGATCGTCTTGAGATACCTGCAAACATCCCGACACAACGAGCAACTATGACGACCATCGTGCGCAACCGCACACCCGAAGAGATCATTGGCAACATGACTGTGTATCAGGCGCGTGAGTTGTATATGCACTTGAAGCAGATGTTTGGAGGTTAATATGCACGACGATGACGATGACATTCAAGACTACGTTAGCGCAAGGAAAAAAGATTTTGTCGAATCATTTCACGAAGTTGTGCGTAACGATACGCTTGAAGAAGTAGCGCTCGAGTTCGAAAAAATGCCTTTTGGCGACACGAGCGCCAGCTTTGCTGCATTTGTAAGGAGTATGAAGCGCGATGCCTAGACCTAAACCACCCGAGCCACTCAAGCACAGGTACTTACGTATGTCTGACAGGCATTGGATCATATTCAAACAGCTTGGCGGTGCTGAGTGGCTACGCGAACTCCTTGAGAAGAAAGCGCCTATGCCCAAGAAGTTCTACGACAGCGAGATCGAGCGGCTACGCAACCCTGCGGATGCCGCGTTCTTAAACAGAAAGAGAGAAGAAAATGATTGAAGTTGAAACACAGTTGGAACTTTTCCCAACAGCCAACGATGTGCAAGTAGCGGGCACTCACTACAAGAGCAAGGCCATACAACCATGGGACTACATCGTGGCAAATAACCTTGGCTACCTTGAAGGTAACATAGTAAAGTATGTGTCCCGCTGGCGCGACAAGGGCGGTCTTGATGACCTACGCAAAGCGCGTCACTATTTAGACAAACTGATTGAGGTGCAAGATGGAAAATCTTAAGAAGAAAGACTGGGTAGCGTTGCGGCTCTTGTACCTCATACTGTCGTCAGACCCAAGCGCGGCTGTGTTGCCTGATGTGCAGAAGACAGTTGATCTGTATGGGATACGTACCATATTGAAGGCGTTTGAGTTACTCAACCGAGAGATCGCCAACGATGGTAAAACTTTTGGGCATCCAGAGGTCAACCTGACAAGGTACGTTGAAGCAAACGGAGAGCGCTATGGCATCGACACCTGAATCAAAAGTAAAAGCAAACGTACGGAAACTACTTGATGAACTCAAAATCTACCACTTCATGCCCCCTGCTAATGGCTTCGGCCGAGCGGGTATACCTGACATCATTGGCTGCATGGACGGACACTTCATTGCCATCGAATGCAAGGCCGGCAAGGGCACAACCACCGCTCTTCAAGACAGGGAACTCAACGCCATCAGCAACCACGGCGGCACAACTTTTATTGCCAACGAGCACAACCTTGACGAGTTGAAGCTGTTACTCGGGAGCATACGCTATGTTAGAAGCTGACTACCCCATGTCTGAAGCGGAGCTTCACCGCAGGGTGACGGCCATGTCAGACGAAGAGCAAGCCCATTTCAAGCTACTGATCCACAAACTGGTGATGTGCTACGGAGAGGGCAAAGCACAAGGCGTGGTCATCGTTGGCCGCGCCCAAGACCGACTAGCAGGAGTCGTTACGCTGAACTGTAACGAGATGGAAGCGTCGCAACTCATGTTGGCGGCAAACGATTTTTTCGGCTTTCTAAACGTCCTTGGCGCACCGCCCAAGGAAAACTTTAATTAGGAGAAGCAATGACTGACTGGACACCCGAAGAAGAGGAAGCGTTCAACGAAGTTGAAAAGAATAGCAACCTTGGCAAGCAGATACTGCGTGACATGGGACAGCCTTATTATTTTGACCCATCCAACGGAACGATAAGCAAGGACAAGAACGACCCGCGGTTTACACCGCTTGGTCAAGTGTGGCCTGTGTCTATCAAGCGTGAGTGGGTGGGGCTGACGGATGTAGAGATCGTAGACATTATGGATGTGGAGTTAACTACGCAAAACACTGAACACTTTGCACTCTGCCAAGCCATTGAAGCAAAACTAAAGGAGAAGAATGAGCGCACCATATGACAGGATCTTATCGATCGACTTCGAGACCTACTGGGACACCAAGATAGGTTACACACTAACCAAAATGACAACCGAGGAGTACATACGCCATGACTTATTTCACGCGTTTGGATGCTGCATTCATGAGTTCGGAGCTGACAGCCCAATTACGTGGGTTGGAGGAGAGAGACTACGTGAATACTTTTCTGGAATTGACTGGGGACGAACCGCAGTGCTTGCGCACAACGCACAGTTCGATGTATCCATTATGGAGTGGCGATACGGTGTATCACCCTGCTTCATCTTCGACACGCTATCAATGGCGCGAGCTCTCCGAGGCGTTGAGGTTGGCAACAGTCTCGCCAAACTTGCAATCGATTTTGGTCTTCCCGCCAAAGGGACAGCCGTATACAGTACCAATGGTGTGGCCAAGCTGGACGAGGTCATGGAATCTGAGCTTGCAGACTATTGCAAACACGACGTATATCTATGCGAGCGAATCTTTGCACGCTTGGTCAATGGATACCCTGCGAAAGAACTACGGCTTATAGACATGACACTCAAGATGTACACCCGTGCATGCCTTGAGCTTGACCCCAACATGCTGACCGATGCCATACTAGAGGAGAAAGAAACCCGTGAAGCACTATTACAGAAGCTCAACGTGGACGAAACTGCACTTGCGTCGAACCCACAGTTTGCAGCACTACTTAAAACCCTCGGTGTGGTTCCCCCAACAAAAGTCAGTAAGACTACCGGGAAAGAAACACTTGCGCTGGCTAAGAATGATGCCCTCTTTCAGGCGTTACTCAACGGTGAACGTGAGGACGTTGCCCTTCTTTGTGAAGCGCGTCTTAGGGTTAAGTCGACCACCGAGCGCACAAGGGCTCAGAGATTCCTCGACATTAGTAAACGTGGAGCCCTACCAGTACCTCTCTCGTATTACGGTGCGCAGACTGGCAGGTGGACAGCAAGCAAAGGCTCGGCCATCAACATGCAAAACCTCAAGCGAGGCTCGTTCCTACGCAAAGCGATTATGGCTCCCGCTGGCCACCAACTCGTCGTTGGAGATCTATCGCAGATTGAGCCGCGAGTCCTTGCGTGGCTTTCGGACTACACAGACATGCTGGACATCTTCAGGGCCGGTGGTGACCCTTATGCCGCGTTCGGTTCGCAGATGTTCAACATACCCGGACTTAGTAAGGAGTCTCACCCTGACCTTAGGCAGTCTGCAAAGAGCGCACTCCTTGGCTGTGGATACGGTCTTGGCTGGGCGGCTTTTGCTTCACAGCTTCTCACGGGATTCCTTGGGGCGCCACCACAGCGTTACGACTTGGCCTTTGCAAAGAAGCTTGGCGTTACTCAACAGGCAGCGCAGAAGTTCTTGGAATGGGAAGTCAATGTCGAGAAGCTCCAATCCATACCGCACACCTGCACAACCAAGGAGCTAGTCATTCATTGTCTTGCGGCCAAGGCCATCATCGACAAGTACAGGGCTACGGCTACGCCTGTGGTGGACTTCTGGAACCTGCAGACCGAGCTTATCCACGAGTCGCTTTACAAGGGCAAAGAGTACAAACACAAGTGCCTGACGTACCGCAAGGGGGAGATTGAGCTGCCCTCGGGCATGAAGCTGTTGTATCCTTACCTACAAATCAGACGCCATACAGACGAGAAAACAAAAAAAGAGCAGGTCGAGTGGACTTACGGCGAAAATCGTACTAAGATATACGCAGGAAAAATAACCAACAATGTCACGCAGGGCGTAGCGAGATGCGTGATGACTGATGGGATGGTACGTACTGCAAAGAGATACTTTGTGGCGGGAACAGTACATGACGAGCAGATCGTTGTTGTTCCTGATGCAGAGGTGTCTGAAGCTAAGACTTGGGTCTTGGCTCAGATGACTATGGAGCCGCCTTACATGCCGGGCATTCCATTAGACGCTGACGGTGGCGCACATCGTCGTTATGGGTTAGCAAAAAACTAGGAGAAGCAGTATTGAAATTACCAACTAAAGTACGAGTCGGCAGGCGATGGTACAGCGTGGAGGTTGTCGAAGCCATGATCGAGAAGAACTACGTGGGGCGTGTGCACTATGACGCGCAACATATTCGGATCGGCAAGCGCAACAACCATACAGGCAAGCCATTCACGAAGCAAGAAGTCGGCGATACCTTTTGGCATGAGCTTACGCATGCAATCTTGCATGACATGGACAGCCCTTTGTATCGTGACGAGCGCTTTGTAGCAGCATTTGCAACACGGCTTAACAAAGCCATTAACACAGCGAAGTTCGAATGAAAAAACAAGCATGGTCACACAGCAGTCTCAAAGATTTTGAAGGCTGCCAACGCAGGTATCACGAGGTCAAGGTCTTGAAGAAGTACCCCTTCCAAGAGACTGAGGCCACGCGTTACGGCAATCAGGTGCATAAGGCTATCGAGGATTACGTCCGAGATCAAAAGCCAATACCGCCTGAGTACGAGCAGTTCAAGCCTGTCGTGGACGCCATGCTCAAGAAGCCCGGCAGAAAGTTAGCAGAGTACGAGATGGCGCTACGCGCTGACCTTACGCCTACTAACTGGAAAGCACCTGATGTTTGGGTGCGGGGCATCGCTGACATTCTGATCGTTGACGACGAGAACCTTACGGCGTGGGTGGGAGACTGGAAGACTGGAAGCAACAAGTACCCCGACAGGGATCAGCTTGTGCTCATGTCGCTCATGGTCTTTGCGCACTTCCCCCACATCCGCAAGGTCAACTCAGCGTTGCTGTTCATTGTCAAAAATGATATGGTCAAGATGCAGATGACACGCGATCAATCTGAAGCCTTTTGGTGGAAGTATCGTGAGCGTACTGCGCGTCTTGAAGCATGTTTTGAGACGGGTGTATGGAACCCCAATCAAACTCCACTCTGCGGATGGTGTCAGGTCACCGGATGCGAGTTCAACCCCAAGCACTAGGAGCCAATCATGGCAACAAGGAACTATCGGTCAGAGTACGACAACTACCAAGGCAAGCCAGATCAGATCAAGAAGCGAGCAGAGCGCGTCAAGGCTCGCCGGATGATGGAGAAGACGGGCTCAGCCACCAAGGGTGACGGCAAAGATGTAGACCACATCAAGCCTATGCGCTCAGGCGGCACATCAAGCAAAGGTAACTTGCGTATGCGTAGTAAATCTGCCAACAGAGCAGACAATAAATAATCCTCGGAGAAGCAATGGAAATCGTAGAAGACAGAGCACTTATCTTACGCACAAGAAACCCACACAAATACTCCATCATTCCCAAGAGCAAGGCTATGCCCCGTGCAGACGGAGGCTACGATGTCGCTGTGTATTGGGGCTTGGATGAAGCGCGGGTCTTGCGTAACCTAGGTGTCAAAGACGTACCATCGCCTATTACTAGGCGCTATGACTGGCCGGGGCGTTACAAGCCCATGAAGCACCAGATCGAGACTGCGGCGTTCCTGACGATGTACAGGAGAGCGTTCGTGTTCTCGGAGCCCGGCACTGGCAAAACATTGTCAGCCCTATGGGCAGCTGACTACTTGATGAAGCTCAAGAAGGTAAGGCGTGTGCTCGTTCTGTGTCCTCTGTCAATCATGCACAGCGCATGGATGGGCGACATCAACAACAGCATCATTCACCGCTCTGCCGTTATCGCTCACCATGCGCAGGCTAGTCGCCGTATCGAGATGATCCAGCGTGATTACGAGATCGTTATTACCAACTACGAAGGCTTGAACCTGATTGCTGATGAGGTGCGTAACGATGGCCGCTTTGACTTAGTGATTGTTGACGAAGCCAACGCATACAAAACAGTCACAACGCGTCGGTGGAAGGCGCTTAACTCCATCATCAACCCCAACACATATCTCTGGATGATGACCGGCACTCCTGCATCGCAGTCGCCTGTGGATGCGTACGGCTTGGCCAAGCTAGTTAACCCCGAAGGTGTGCCCAAGTTTTTTACAGCATGGCGCGATCAGGTGATGAATAAAGTCACGCTGTTCAAGTGGGCGGCCAAGGCGGATGCCAAAGACAAAGTGCATGAGGCGCTACAACCCGCGATACGCTTTACCAAAGCAATGTGCCTTGACTTGCCCCCAGTCATCACGATGGTGCGTGAGGTTCCCATGACACCACAGCAGAACAAGTACTACAACCTGCTCAAAGAGCGCATGCTGGTGCAAGCCGCAGGCGAGACCATCACAGCAGTCAACGCCGCCGCTGGCGTGTCTAAATTGCTTCAGATCAGTTGTGGTGCGGCCTACACAGACGACAAGGAGGTTGTGGAGTTTGACTCAGCGCCTCGCTTGGCTGTGCTAGAGGAGATACTGGAGGAGACCAGCCGCAAGGTCATCATCTTCGCTCTGTTTCGTAGCACCATCGACACCATTAGCAACTACCTCACCAAGAAGGGTATTGTCAATGAGTGCATCCACGGAGACGTATCCCCGAGCAAGCGTGGGCAGACAATCAATCGCTTCCAAACTGAGGACGACCCGCGTGTGTTGGTGATGCAGCCTGCGGCCTCCGCGCACGGCATTACGCTCACTGCCGCTGATACTGTGGTGTTCTATGGGCCACTCATGAGCGTTGAGCAGTACATCCAGTGTTGCGCTCGTGCTGACCGCAAGGGACAAACTTCCGACAAAGTTACTGTGATTCACATTCAGAGTAGCCCGATCGAGAAGAAGATGTTTAACGCGCTCGAAGGAAAAGTTAGCGATAACTTACTTTTGACCGATATGTTTGAAACTGAAATTAAATCTTGAAAGGGGGTTGCAACGCTAGAAATTACATGTAAACTGTCCAACCTTAGACAACAATTAAACCGGAGAAGCAAATGTCAGAAGACTCAGTACCGCTAGACAAACTAGCAAAAATTTATCGCAAACTGCGTAGCAAGATTGCCGACCTGACCCAAGAGTACGACACGCAAGTCGAAGTGCTCAAGGCGCAACAGGAAGAAATCAAGAACGCAATGAAAGACCAGATGAAAGCGCTTGGCGTTACATCTGTACGAACTCTAGAAGGCACCGTGGTGCTGTCTGTGAAGACGCGTTACTCAACCCAAGACTGGGACGAATTTAAGAAATTCGTCATAGCCCACGAAGCTCTTGAGCTTTTGGAGAAGCGCATCGCACAGACCAACATGAAGCAATTCTTGGACGAAAACCCCGGGGTCGTACCGCCCGGCCTGAACTCAGCATCTGAGTACGACATCTCTGTACGCAAACCTACTTAACTGGAAATAAAAATGAGCAATATTGCAATGTTCAACCCCTCAAACGTGCCAGCTTTCGCTAAGAACGCGGCTCTGTCTGCAACTACTTTGGCCTTGGCTGGCGGTGTCAACACCAGTGCCGGCATGAAGCGCGTCTCCATCAAGGGTGGCGTGTTCCGCTTGCTCGCTGGTGGCAAAGAGATCGCCGCGATTGACGAGCGCTTCTTGGATGTGATCGTGGTCAAAGCTGCTCCCAAGGTCAGCCGTATTTTCTACGCAGGCTCGTACGACAAAGACGCGGCTGCAGCCGCCCCTGACTGCACCTCTGGTGATGGTGAGAAGCCTGACGCAAACGTGAAAAATAAGCAGTCTTCAAGCTGTGCAACTTGCCCCCAGAACATCGCTGGGTCTGGCAATGGTCAAAGCCGTGCATGCCGTTACCAACAGCGCTTGGCTGTGGTCTTGGCTAACAACCCCGAAGGTGATGTGCTTCAGGTCACCCTGCCAGCTACTTCCATCTTTGGCAAAGAAGAAGGCGACAAGCGCCCCTTGCAGGCATACGCCCGTGCTATGGCGGCTCAGACTCCTCCTGTGAACTTGGACGCCATCGTGACCCGCATGAAGTTTGACACCAAGGCTGAGTCACCCAAGCTGATCTTCGCTCCTGTGCGTTGGTTGACTGATGACGAGTACGAGATTGTGCAGAATCAAGCCAACACTAAGGATGCTGAGAAGGCCGTAGCTTCTACCCCTGCCGCTTTGGATGGCGTTACTAGTCCGGCTCCCTTGGCTATCCCCGGTAAAGCGCCCGGAACAAGCACTAAATCTCTCGGTGATTTGCTTGACGAAGACGATGCCGAAGCTATTGCGGAAGTCAAAGCAACCAAGGCTAAGAAGACCAAAGCCGCCCCTGTGGAGGCCGAAGTTGAGGAAGAGCCAGAAGTGCGCAAGGCTCCTGCCAAAGTTGAAGCCGCCCCAGCTAAGAAGAACAAGCTGGCCGACATCGTTGCTGATTGGGATGATGAGTAAGTACACAGGGGGCTTCGGCCCCCTTTAAAAACTATGGCCTACTCACAAAAAATTATTGACGACGTAGCGAAGACACCCAAGTCTCTGGGCAACCAGCTTGGGCGTTGGGCGATCCATCTTGACTTCCCAGTCACGAAGATTGCCTTTGCGCTCGGTGTCTCTCGACAGACTGTATACAACTGGTTTACAGGCACGGAAGTGTTTGTGGCCTATCGTAACCGCGTCGAGTTCTTAACCAAAATAATGCAGACCTCACGCACAGCAGATGAGGCATGGAGAAAAATATGTACAGAATACAACCTAGAACCTTGACAACTAAAGAGTTGATCTACTTCAGCGCCGAACTGATTGAACTTCCCAGAGGGTTACCCAAGGATTTTCAGCTGGAACTTATCAGACGCTTGGAAGCTTTAACGCCAAACGATGCTCCGTTGCCAGTAGATCCTAAACAGCTAGATCTGTTCAAGTAACCCAACCAAGGACTTCAATGACTCCGCTTGAGTTTTTAGCGGTTGTTCTGCCGCCGCCAAAATTTGGCCGGTACTGCGTAGCAGAACTAACGAAGATCAAAGAGCATGTCTTTGTAGACGCGCTAGATCAAACAACAGCACCAATTAAAAGTTGGCACGATGACAAGTGTGACGTTTACTTTGCCTTGGCTACCTTTGGCAACGAGGACAAGCGCACTGCTGTGAACGCTCAGTATGTTAAATCCATGTTCATCGACATGGATGGGTATGCCTCGAAGAAAGACGCCGCCCTTGCGCTCAATTCGTTTTTGGAAAAGACCGGCCTTGATGCCTTGGGTACGCCCTACGTGGTGGGTTCTGGTGGCGGCTTACACTGCTACTGGCCACTACTTACTGCCGTTCCTATCGACACATGGAAGCCGGTGGCCGAGAACTTCAAACGCCTGTGCAAGCAAGAGAGCCTAGCCATCGACATGACTGTGACGGCTGATGCCGCCCGTGTCTTGCGTGTGCCGGGCACAACCAACTTCAAGAAGAAGTACGCCACACCGCGCCCTGTGCGCATACTGACTGAAGGCGACTTGTTCAGCTTCGAAGGCTTAGCTGAAATTATCAGGGAGAAACTGACAAGCTCAGTTTATGAGCCAGTAACTGCGCCCACACTTGATTTGCCCGGACAGCGGCCAGCCAAGGCAACGCCATCGGCTACGACAGTCAAGCTGTATGAGAACAGCGTGACCAAGTTCAAACCAATCTGGTTGGCTACGCAAAACGACAGGGGTTGCAAGCAACTGGCGCACTATGTTGAGCATGCCAAGGAAGAGGGCATGGAGCCGATCTGGCGTGGTCTCCTATCATGGGCTAAGGTCTGTGAGGACGGCAACGGAGCGGCTGTGTGGCTAAGCAAGATGCACCCCTACGAGCCTGCTCGTATGAACCAGAAACTGCAAAGCATCAAAGGCCCATACCCATGCGTCAAGATGGACTCGGAGAATCCCGGCATTTGCCCAAGCTGTCAGCACTGGGGCAAGATCACCAACCCGCTGATCTTGGGGCGTGAGATTGGTGTTGAAGTTGAAGAGAAAGAAATTGAGTTAAAAGTTTCAAGTGAAAGCACGGCAACCGCAAAGGAAGTCGTCAAGGTCATGCGCCCAACACCACCCCGTGGTTATGCCTATGGTACCAATGGTGGCGTGTTCATGGAACGTGTGGTGGAGGACGAAGAGGGTAACAAGGCCAAGAAGCAAGTGATGCTTCTGCCATACGAGTTGTTTGTTGTGGACATCCTCAACAGCAATAACGACCACACTGTGCACATGATTGCGCTACGGCCCGAAGGGGCGCTGAACGTGACTATGCCGCAGAAAGCCGTGGTCAGCAAAGACGAGACAGTTAAAGCGCTGGCAAGCCAGAACATCGTGGCAGCTTTTGGCACCGGCAATGACAAAAACCTTTTTGAATATGTGAGGGCATGCGTGGAAGAATCTAGCACCAACAAAACACCAATCAAAGTTCCAGACAGCTATGGTTGGCAACCTGACAACTCGTATGTATTTGCGGGTCGTATCTTTACTAAGGGTAAACCCCCTGTCAAAGTCCCGATGCCGGGCTTGGAGAACATCACCAAGAACACTGAGCCTCGTGGCACTATGGAGGCATGGCGTGCGTTCATCGACATGCTTATTGCCAAGAAGATGTGGGATCACCTAGCCGTTTTGCTTGCCGGTGCTGGCGCTCCATTCATGCGCTTCACGGGCATCTACGGCATGACGTACCACTGTGCCAGTACCGAGTCAGGTACGGGTAAGACGCTAGCTCTGGAGGCCGCAGCTTCGGTCTGGGGACACCCCACCCACTACCGCACAGGCAAGAGCACTTCACCTGTTGCCATGCAACAGCGCCTTGGGTTGCTAAACAGCCACCCGCTGATTACAGACGAGATCACATCCAAGAACCGCGATGACTTCGAGTGGTTGCCTGAGTTCTTGCTAGACATGACCGAGGGTCGCGGCAAGGAGCGTATGGAGTCCGGCTCCAACAAAGAGCGTTTGAACTTGTCGACATGGATGACCAACGCCTTGATGTCGTCTAACACCCACATCGTGGACTACCTGACCGGTGGCCGTACGCACTCATCTGAGGGCGAGTTGCGCCGCTTGCTTGAGTTTGTACTTGAGGATGAGTTGACATGGGAGCCCCACGAGATTGAGATCATCAAGTCCTTGCAACACAACTACGGCCTAGCCGGTTATGCCTTGGCGCAGTACCTTGCAGACAACGTGGACAAGTTCCCCGTGATGGTTGGCGAGGCTGTTGCAGGTATGTACACGGAGTTCAAAGCAACCAACGATGAGCGTTTCTGGATGGCTGGCGTAGGCGCTTCAGTATGCGCCCTCAGAGCGTTTAAAGAGTTGGGTGTGGCTGAGATACCCTTTCGCCCCATTTTGAACGCATACAAAAAGGCTGTGGACTACATGCGAGCCAGTATGAAGAGCAGTGTGCGCACCGCTGTCGATGTGTTAAACGCCTACACCCGTGACAACTACGGCAACTTCGTGGTGATTAAGCCAAGCAAAGGCGGCTTGATGGCAGAACTGGGTAGCGGCAAGGACATCGACCTGTCGATCACGCGCAACAAGGTGTTCGGGCGTGTGGAGCATGAGCCGATTCCCAACCACATCGACTACTTCATCGAGGAGCAACTGCTAAAGGCGTACTGCGCCACCATGAGCTTCGGTTACGCCACATTTAAGCGCCAGCTTGAACAACTGTACAACGTGGAGTATCTTAAGAAAGACATGATGGCCAAGACCAAGGGGCCGCAGATGCGGGTAACAGTCATGAAAATCAGACGCGAGATTATTGAAGCCGATGAAGTACTCCTTACTGCGCCTTCCGTGGGAGAAGCTTGAAAAAGGGCAGGGATTCTTTATCCCTTGCCTTGACACTGACGCCATGCGTGAGTGGGGCTTAAAGCAAGCGTTCTTTCAGCGGATACTAGATGCCCACGCTAGCGTGGGCATCCTTGACGGCAAGATCGGTGTTATGTTTTACCGCCGTCCCGAATCCGCTTCATAGCTTTCTCAAACTTATCCGCCACATCCTGACGGGCCTCGTCAATCTTATCAAGCCTCGCACGTTTCTCAGCAGATGACATTCTCTCCGTATTGTTGATGCGATCAGCATCAGCGCGTAGCTTGCTCATGACGTTCTGGTAGTTGCGTGCAAGCGAAGCAGAGGCAATCAGCGCTCGGTTGTTTTCCAAGAAGTCCCTGGCTCCCTGCGCTTGACCCTTCTTGCGAAGATCATCAAACGTAGCCTTTGCTTGCATTGACTCTTCTGCCAAGCGGTACATCACATCGGTGTCAGCACCCCCGTACTTTTTCTGGAACGAGCTACCGATGAACGGCAGGTCTGTAACACGCTTTTCAGCGGCTTCGCCACGAGATTCTTTACGGAACAAGCCGTTGGCCGCGCCCATGACAATCAGAGGCAACTGACCGAAGTAACCTGTGGCGATGTGTTCAATCTGCACAGGCGACAGGATCGGGACTGCCTTGCTCAAAGCTTTGGCGGCTTCTGTTGTTGTCTCAGAGAAACGTTGCTCTGGCGTCAATTTCTGCATGCGAACAGACTCAATAGACGCGTCGTTGAAGAAGCTCTTGTTAGTCCACACCTCAAACGCCGGCTTGACAATCTGGGGCATGAACTTGGATGAGTAGCCCGGCACAGACTGCAAGAACATATCGCGCAGTGCTTGGAACTGCTGGACGCCATCGGTTTCTGCTTTCATAGCGTCAACTGCGGCTACAGCCATCGAGAAGAACCAACCAGCCTCGTAAGGAATTGGCAGTTTCAGCGGCTCGTCAACGCCCGGCAAATGCAAGAAGAAGTTGCTGTACTTGTCCCGTGGCTTGGCGTTACGGAAATACTCGTCATCGTCCATCGCCATGGCGTAGACAACACCGGTGGCCACCAACAACAGGGCGTTGTTGAAGAACTTCTGCTTGATCTTCTGTTGCTCTTCAAACGGCATCTGGCCTGTGGCTGCCTTGTACAGCACGTTCAGACCTTGAATCTGCGCGTTAAAGAACGGGATCAAGCGGCTGGCGTACTGCACTGTGGGGGACAGACCGCGCTTGTAGAAGTTCATTGACTCACGAACAGCCATATCTGCTTCAACTTCAGACAGCCCTTGACGACGTGCATTCTCATACACCAACGCACGGGTGGCAGCATCAGCACGCATTGCGTACCGATCTGTTGCGGCAAACACTTTGTCGATGATGCCTTGGTCTTTACCGCTTGCCAACTGCAAAGCCATCTTAGCGATGTCGTCTGGGTCACCAGTAAAGATACCGCTCTGGATTAGACCCTTCTTAAGCATCTCCTCGTTGATGGCGCTCTTGCCGCGGCTAGAAGCAATAAACTCTCTGCCAGCTTTAACTACGGCTGTCAGGGGGTTGTAGTCCAGACCACCCGTAAACGATGCGGCCATTGGGTCCCGAATCAATTGACGAGCCAAATAGATTGGCATACGTGTCACGCCAGAGCGCAAGATGTCAGCGGCGTATCCGCCTGCTTTTAAGAACGCGGGCAACGTCAGGTGAGCGCCTTCCAAGCTCTTGACAATCAGTTCGGCAGGGATGCCGCCCATGAGCGTGTCGCCTGTCTTCACACGCAACCAACGCTCGCCCGTGTCTTTTGGCTTGCTTGGATCCGGCTCTTGGTAGAAACGAATAACGTCTGGAGACGCTGGGCCTGTACCAATGTGGATAGGCATGGCGTTGGTTGGCTTGCCGTCCTTGCCTACTGGCCCTTTACCTGCACCAATTGCTTGGAACGCGTACGCTATGTTCTTGGTAGCCAAGTTGGTCAGCGCCTTGTCCGTAAGGAGCAGGGTGTTGCGTTGCAACGTCTCGGTGATTGGCAAGATACGGGTTTCACCGCCCTTGAGCGCGTCCAAGTATGGCTGACGACGCACGTCGCCAATGGTCACAGTCACTTCATCGCTAAACACCAACTGCGCCATGCCGTTCTCGTTGACACGGTAGAACGGTACGTAATCGCCTTCTTTCAAAAGCCTGTCGGCTTCCTTCTTGGTAATAGCGCCAGTTGAGGCCAAGAACTTAATCTGGCCTTCGTTGTAGGCGTTGTATGCGGCGCGGGTATTCTCCAGCGCAGCTTTTAGTTTAGGGTCAGCATTGGCTGCGGCAAGCGCGGCTTTCAACTTTTCTTCTGTAACACCCAGAGCACCGATGTCCAACTTAGATACGCCTTTGTTAAGCGCACGTTGGGCGATCATGTACGTTGTGGCGATGTTGGCTTTGGCTTCTGCGTCGCCCATAGGGATGTCGGCAATGGACTGGAACACAGCAAGCCCGCTGTTTTTGTCCGTAGACCGAACGCCGTAGAAGCCTTTCTCATCGGTGTACAACTCCATCGGCCCTTTCTGGAGCGTGGCGTTTACCATGGCCATCTTCTGGTCAGCCATAACAACGTGGGACATAGCTTGCGTGAACAGCTTGTCGTCGCCAATCTCTTTAGCGCCAGCCTTCAAAGCTTCGCGCAGACCAGCACGCATGTCGATCAACTCCATCTCAGTCTGCAAGAACGGATTGGTGCCCAGCTTCTCTTTCCAAGTTTTCTTTTTGGCCATGATGTCTTTGGCCAAGTCAACCAGCGCGTTGTCTTCACCATACTGCGCAGCCCGTGCGTAACGTGGCGTCTCTTCTGGCTCAGTCAACTGCAGTACTGGCGGCTTGTCAGCTATGCGCTTGGGGGCATCAACTGTTCCAATCTTGTCTTTACTATCAACAAGCACTCTTGTTGAATCTTCTTTTGCAATATCAAAAGCTTTATTTATTTTTTTGGCCATTCTAAAAATATTTGCATCTGGCCCGGTTTGTTCAGTCTCCATGTACTCTAGGATGCCATCTTCTAGCCAAGCACGCAGGCTTGTGGACTCAAACGCTGTATCGTTGGCGTACTCGATACCCGCTTCTCCAAAAGCTTCTAACGCAGCCTTGCGCATTTTTACTGCCATTGGGTCGTCAGAAGTAAACTCAATGCTACTGAAAGTGTGCTTATCGTTTAAAGCACGGAAAAATCTACGTAGTTGGTACGCATTGTTATCAGCAACATCTTGCAAAAGCTGTTGTGCACTAGGCACAGGCGCATAAACAGCGTCTGGCAGCATCAGGTCCAGCGCGGCTGTGCCGTTATTGACTTCAATGTTGTCAATGATGGTTGCGTTTTTAACAATACCGCGCAGTCTTGTAGACTCCAGTCCTTTGTAAAAACCCATTTGCGACACGGCTACAGTGCCGATAACTGAGTTGTCTGCTAAACGCAATACCTGAACATTCTTGTCACCGCTAAATTCAACAATGCCAAGCGTGTCTACTTGAGGCAAAGTTACTTCTGCATCTTCATCAAGGTGCACAGCGTTGATATGCTTTAAATTTGGAAGTTCGTACGTACCATCAACAAAATACAGCTTGCCTGCAGCAACAACGTCATCCAAAGAAACAGTTTTTCTGTCGCCTTTAAACACAAATACTGCACTACTGCCAATAGGCGCATCGTACCCAATATTAGGGCCAACCCATGCGCTCATGCCGGGGTAGTACCCATCTACCATTGCTTTTTCTGTGGCGTCCATAAGAGCGTCACCAGTTGCTTTAATAAGCGCTTGTGTTGGATCAGGACGACGTACAAACATCTCGCCGTCTATAGAACTAAAGTCCAGCAATATTTCTACTGTACTTTCGCTAACGCCGTCTGCGTCTATATACGGACCAAGTGTCATCAAGAATTCAGGATTTACTTCACCCTTTAAAACTTTGAGCAAAGACTGTTTACGTTCCAGTGTAGTGATGTAGGCCCGTGCACCATTAAAGTTAGTACTGGTTAAGAAGTCTTTGGCGATCTGTTCTTGTTCACCTGTAAGTCCTTGCGATGCTGTATTACCACGAACTTCGCCAATTGTGTTAGTTCCGTTCATACGAACAGCCACTTCTGGTGCGCCGTTCTTGTAATAAATATAGAAGTCGCCACTTTCAATCTGCCCCCTAGCGGTTTGAACAGAAGCGCCAGTACACCATGATGTCCCCGCCGCGCCGGCATTTAGTTCGGCTGCAGCTTGGTCAATTGGTTTTACTTTGGAATAGACTTCGTCATAGTACTCTTTTAGGAATTCCGCAACTTCTTCAATAGTTTCTAACCGTGGCTGTCCTTCTACTTCCAAACGTGCGTTCTCGTGTTCCAACAATGCGTGTTGCTCAATTGACAGCGACAGTACTTTGACGTTTTTATCTTCGTCTACAGACACCAGTTTTTGTGGCTTAGGTGTAGCAAATGACGGGATGTCAAAAGGGAACGCACTTGCGCGTTCTTCAGTAAGCATGCCGGGTTCAATACGACGCATTACAGCTTCGGAAGCCCTTCTACGCAAATTTTCAGCAAGTGACATTGGTTCCACGGCACGGGCTCGCCCACCTACAGGAACGGCAGGTACCATGTTGCGTGCCTGTTGTACCGTATCAGAAATTACATCGCCGTTTGTTTTGTAAGTTGTAATCCTAACTACTGGGCGTTTAGATAACTTGTGTTGGTCAAACTTTTGCCAACCGTTTTTGTTTGCATTCTTTTCTGCATTGCGGTCGGCAACTTCTTGCATACCTTCAAGGAACGCTTGTTTGAGGGGCAAGCCCTCGCGCAACTTACGAATGACTTCGCCTGCGTCTTTAGCACTTACAAATGCCAAGTGGTGCGTGTTGTCTTTGCCCATTTCGGCAAGTTTTAAACGCCCGTTCTTATCTGACAATACCGCGTATTTAGCTGCGGCTTTAGCCACCAGCGCTTGTTCCACGTACGTATACGCAGGCTCTTCTAAAAGTTCTCCAGCAAGTTGACGTAAATCTTTCTGCCTTTTTAAGAAAATTTCTTGGGCATAGTCACGCGCTAGCCGGCCATTGTTTTGTATTGCCAAGTTGATGTACGTTTGCGCATCAGCTTCTACATAGTGCACTGGGTTGTTTTCGTCGTACGGTTTTCCGTCAGACATAGTGACTTTTAAATTTTTTGCTAATTTGTCAGGCTCGGGCGTAGTAATGTAGTCGCTAGGAAAATCGTACATTTTCTCCAGCATCTCTTTACCGATGCGGTTGGCATCTTCCGCTGTGCGGTCTTTCTGCTTGATCTCAGGGCCAAACTGCTCGGCAAACTGCTTCATCGAGTTACTACCGGTATATAGCGCAGCAATGTCTTTCTGAGCCAGCTTGCGGGATACCGTCCGTTCAACGCCCTTGGTGCGCACACTAGAGGGCATCATCAACGCATCAACAGACTGAAGCGCTGCACCGAACATAGTCTCTGGGCGCTCCACGCCCAACAAGCGCATGATGATGCTCTTGAAGCCAGCCCATGCGTCAGACAGACGCCACTTCTTGCCTTGCAGTTGTTGCTGTAAGGTTCTGTTGGACATGACTTCAGCGGCAAACTCAGAGATACTGCCCTTGGCAGATGCGCTGGTAATCTTTGGGTCAGCCTTAATAGCGGCATACAACGCTTGCAGTTCGCGCTTAGCGACTGCCTGTTGCTTGGTCAGGCTGCCTTCGGGCATTTGCAACACGCGCTCGACTGCGGCGTGTGTGCCTTCGTGTAGCAAAATCTCTTGTGACAAACCGCCATTACGGCTCAGATTGATGCGGCGGCTGGTGGCCGAGCCCAACACAGGTTTACCGTCTTCATCTGTCACGCGGTCTTGGATGGATACACTAGTGTCGTCCAGCATGTTTGCCAGACGCTGTGCCACAGCACGATTGACCTGCGATGTAGCAGGGTCGTTGGCCATGTCGGTAAAGGCGGCACGTAAATCGTTGTTTTCCAACGCACGAATCTGTGCGGCTGTCAGGTCTGGACTGGTTGACTCAACGCCTCGGGCGTACTCTTCGCCTTCTCGTGGGCTATACACATCTTCCATAGCAGAAGTTTTGCGTGTATCTTCGCCGTACACATCTTCCTCACGCACTTTGCGTGGTCGGCCCCGAGGCTTAGGTTCAGGCGCCTCTACTTCTTCAGCTACTACTGTGGTATCTACGCGATACATCTTACGCATCTGCTCTGTCAACTCACGCTTGACAGCGGCCAACTCTTTACTAAAACTCTTAATCTCGTTTTCAAGGTCGGTCTTTTCTTGTTCGGTGGGGCGTACCAAGTTTTCTCTGACAGGCCTTGCGTCGATAGCTCTAAGACGCTCAAGTTCTTTTGTTGATTCGTCAAGCTTAGTTGTAAGTTCGGCTTCACGGCGCTCAAGGATGTACTGGAACTCCGCTTGGCGTTCGGCTTCGATTGCCGCTTCTTGTGCGGGGGTCAAATCTTTCTGGCCTGCACGAATCTTTTCTGCGTATGCGTTGGCATCAGCCACAGCTTGTTTAACTGTTGGCGACTTAATTGTGCGTTGCTCAACCAACGGCTGCTTAACGGAGCCGACATTACGCTTAGATTCGTCTGTGCCCGTACGGAACTTGGCAGGAGCGCTGGTAGTCTGACGAGCGCCAGCCGACACACGGCCTTGCAAAGCAACAGCCAGCCTAGCTTTATCTTCTGTGCCAGTAGAAATCTCAGTGTTGACTTTATCAATCTCGCCATTCAAGCGCTCGACTGTTTTAGTTTTGCCGTCTCTAATGGCGTTTTCACGCTGAGCAGTCAAATCCGCTAAGCGATCTGTGGCTTTTCCAAGTTCCTGCACTTGGTCGATGTACTGGTCAAGAGCGTCTTGCTCTTCAATACTGGCGCTGCGCACTTCTGGCTCTGCGCCAATTTTCTCTCTAAGCGGCACGTTGCGTGCACGCATAAAGTTGATTGCGTCTTCAAGCGTTTCTTTGCGTACAGACAGATTGCTTTGCAAACGAATTGCAGACATCATGCCTTTGAAAGCCATGGCGTGGCCAGACGCCCTAAGTTTTGGTGTAAGCGGTAGAACTGTTTCTACGTTGCCTGCGTACTCTTTAGACTTTTGTTTGGCAGCTAATACTGACTTTTCAGTTTCTCTAAGTTGTTCATCAATACGGCCAAGCTCAAGCACCAAGGATATCAGGGGCTTGTTGTACAGATCGTTTTTGTATTTAACTTCGCTTGCCGCATCCGCAGTCAGCCCACGCTCACGGGCATCGCGTTCAGCGGCAGACAAGGCACGCACTCGCACGCCTTCGGGAAAACCAGACAACGCCATATTCAAACGACGGGCACGCTCGTCAGAAATTTGTCTTTCCACTTGCTGTAATGCGCCAGCTTTAGCGCCTTGCGTTGCTTGCGCTTTGTCTGCGGCAGCCTGACGCTCTTTGGTTTCCACTTCGCCAACTTCGGCTTGCGCAGTGCGAATAACTTCTTGTAAACGTTTAATCTCGTCTTGTGCAGCCGCATTTGATTTAGCCAGCGGGTCTACAGTAGCCTTAAGTTCAGCCAGACGCTGTTCTCCCACCAACACTTTCATTTGCGTGCGCATTAGGTCAAGCGCAGCTTTAGCTTGAACGTATTCAGCTTTGGCTTCTTGATGCAGGGCAATCAAATCATCCAACTCTTTTAATACTTCAACCTCTGCTTGACCGCCCCTAGCACGCACACCCGCTTTACTAGCTTCCTGCACTACACGTTCTTTAGCCTGCTCGTAGCTCTTAATACGAGCATCTAGATCGCTGACATTTAACTTTGTGTTGTTAATTTTTAACGCAAGATTTTCAGTGTTTGTTTGGAACGCCGCTACTTCTTGGTTTTCTTTCAAGAACTTAGTCCAGTTCTTGATCTTGCTCATACGTGCAGTTGTTGCCTTGCTATCTTGTAGCATCTGCTTCAAGCGCGGTAAAGCTTTACCTAAAAACGCCCGTACAGGCGCTAAATCTTTTTTGGGTTTTTGTATGTCCTGTCTTAGCTTACGGACATACGGACTGTTCATGTAGTTTGTGTAACCTTCAACGTCAGGTCTTGCACCAATATCTAAGCTGGGGCCAGCTTCAATACCACGACGCTCGGCTTTCTGTACACGGCTACGTTCATCGGCTGCGCCAAACAAAGGCAACTGCCCTGCTTGTTCATCGCGTACAGTTTCAGACAGACGAACCAAAGGCTCCAACTCACGCTGTAAAGACAGCGGCACGGCTTGAGCGCTCTTGCCACGGATAGTGCCAGACACCAGCTCTTGTTTACCTGTGACTGGGTCAGTGCGGTACACAGGGGGGTTGATATCCTGACCACGTTTTTCTACTACCGCTCTTCCGGGCACACCTTGTGTGCGCACGGCTTCTTCTGGTTGCATAACAAAACCGGGCAATTTGCCGGGCTTGCCGGTGCGCTCCAGACGCTCACGCTGAGCATACATTTGTGCTTGCGATACAGATTGCGCTTGTCCGGGAATAGCGCTGCGTATGCCTTCTTCTTTTTTAAATGCTTCTGTTGGCGTTGTAGCGCTGACCTGTGCCTGTGTTTGTTTTGTTGGCGGGAAGGTCTGCAGGTTTACAGGACGCCCCGCACCCTTGCGTGGGATACCTTCTTCACCGCTCTCAATTTTGGCCAGTTGCTGGTCAAGTAGTGTGAGGAAGCCTTGCGACTCCGACACATTCTGCCGCACGCCTTGGTTGGTGGCTCCTGACGTTGCTTGCTTCAACGTCATGTCAACTTGAGGAATTACTTGTTCAGCACGGCGCAAAAATGTTTCAGCTTCAGGAGCCAAATCAAACACAGTTAAAGCGCGGTTAATACGGCCTGTAAGATTCTCTGCCGTAATAGGAGCACCCGTGTTCTCGGAACGTGGGTGCAGTTTAAACTCTTTGCCTTCTCCGCGTGTCAGTACTCTCTGTGCTTCTTCTGCCGGCACTACTGCTTCTGCAGTAGGCAAGGGGCCTTGCCCCAATGGTATGCCTTGCAAACGCTGTTGCAGTTGCGCAAACGCAGGAGACGCTGAAGGGGGCGCGGCTTCGCCCTTAAACATTTCCAAGTTCTGAGTCAGTGGAGAGGGTGCATTTCTAATCCGCTGTAATGCCTGCATCTCAGGCACCATACGCATACGACGCGCGGCTTCTTCCGCAGCTGCTGCATCAGCCGCACGGCTAGCTTCTAATGCAGCTTGCTCTTCTTCCTCAACTACATTAAGACGTTGTAAATTTGGTTGCCCAATCTGTGCGGCTCTGGCAGCGTTTACATCTGCCAACTTTAATTCCAAAGAGTCGTACACAAGCTCTTCTGCTTTTTTCTGATCCCGCGCTTGTTTTTCTTGGTTCTTTTGGGGCTCAACTAAAAGCGGTAGAGGCGTACGTGTTTTTACCAATTGCGACGCCATGTAGGGGTCGGCCATCAAGTAGTCTACGTAGACATTGAAATCTTGCGCTGGCCCTTTTTGCATGGCCATAGCCACTTGCTCAGGCACTTGCTGTTTAGCTAAGTTAATCTGGTCTTGTGCGTACTGCGTTGTAATTGCAGGCGCTGGCGGCACAGACGCAAAAGGATCTTCAATGCCCACATCTTGGGGCTTAATTTTTTGTTTGCCAGAAACTTGTTTCTGCTGTTCGGCTTGATACAGCGCATACTCTTCTGGAGACATGCCCGCTACGCGTTGCTCTTCTTTGGCCGCGTCAATACGTCCAGCCCTGTTAAGCTCATTCCACTCTTTAATAAGCGCCTTGGTCTCGGGATCGTTGCGTAATGCTTTCTTGGCTTTTTTTGCTTCGTTCTTGGCAGTTTCGGCGGCGATGTCGCCTTCTTCATACGTAACTTTGCTGGCAGCATCCAGCTCTTTGATCTGTGCTTTAACAGCTTCTAGACGGCTGTCAACATCAAGGGCGTAAGCGGGGCTACTTTTTCTGGCTTCTTCTTCAGCAAGAGCCGCTTGTTTTTCAGCTTGTTGCTGTTGCAGTTGTTCCGTGCGGCGTTGCTGCTCCTCAGTTCTTTCTGCTTGAGCCGCTTGTCGCTTAGCTCCCCCACGTTCAAACGCACGACCTACAGGCGCAATTGCGCCACCCAGCACAGCGCCACCAATAAAGCTTTCTACGTATTCTTTACGGGCGTCTTCGTCTGTAATATTTAATCCTGCTTGTAAGCGCTCAAGCAACTGTTGCGTGGCTTCTGTCACGCCCTCGCGTCCCATGGCCATACCCGTCTTAGCGGTGTAGTCTCCAATTGTTCGGGTCAGTGTTTGAGACGCAATAGCTTTGGCTTGCTCGGTTGTTAGCTTAGAGCCTACGGAGCTGAACAGCTTACCCACACCGGGCAACAACGCCATGGCGGCGGTGTCAAGCAGGGCTTGCGGAACCGCAGTAGCTGCGGCTTTACCTAAACTGGCTTCTTCCAATGACTTGCCAGTCTCCATCTGACGGGCAAGGTTAGAGCCTGTAAACTGTCCAGCAGACAAAACACCTGCGCCAGCCAAACCCAAACCTGCGGCTACAGGAGCGGCTACAGGAGCGGCCAAAGCCGCAAGACCCGCGGCGGCTGGAGCCGCCATATACGGTAAAGAACCGCCAAGGGTCTCTTTAAATTTCTGGAAAGGCGCTTCAGTCCAGCCCTCTTCTGTAGGCGTGAAACGTGCGGCAGCTTTTTGTTGTTGTTGTTTTTGGTAGTCTTCTGCTTCGGTTACACCCATCAGCCCTAACTTAGCGGCAGTGAGTGCTGACTCGCCTTTTAGTCGTTCAAAACCTGCTGCGGCTGCGGCTTTAAATCCTGTGGTGTCTTGCTTGGCTTTACTCTCTTCAGCGGGTGACAAACCAAAAGCTTCGGGGTACATGCGCTGTGCACGATCCCACGTTTGTGCGGGTGTTTCGCCCTCACGAATTGCTACTGTTGTACCGTCTGGAAGAGGAAGAACTTTTGCCATGTTTGCACCAAATTGTTCGGCTTAGAAAAACAAGGGCAGCGCCGTACCGCCCTTGCCAAAGATTATGCCATTACTGGCGATCTGGTTTACCGTCTTTAGCTTCGGGAACACCTTTTGCCAACATTGTAACTGCCTGCATTTGAGCAACAAATTGTTGAGGTGTCAATGCGGGAGTTAGTGTTGTGTCTTTTCCAGCCATTGCAGTTATATACGCTTCGTAGGCTTGTGCTATAGTTTTCTTGCCTGCTTGAATCTCAGTCATCAAACGCAAGCCGGTTTCAATGTTACCTCCGCCCAACGCAGAAAGCACTTGCATTTGACCGCTAGGCATAGCTGCAATCCGTTCTTGCGTTTTACGATTAAGTGCGCCTTCGCTGACTTGTGTTTCGCGGTCAAGCGCTTTTTGCTGAGATGCCTCAAAGGTTTTAAAGATCTCTCTAGCGTCTTGTTTATTGATGTTGTAAATTTGTTGCGCCCCTGCCAGCTTGTCTTTTTCCGCAGACACAATGCTATTTTGGATATCGTTCTGGTAGGCTCTTCGCTCTTTAGCCGTCATGGTATCTTCGTTGCGACGTAGAGTTTCCAAATTGTCACGAGCGTCATCAATTTTCTCTTGGGCAGCGCGTAGACGTTGGATACCACTAGCGTACGCTTTAGTTCCGACACCCGCACCTTCAGCAATACCCGCCAAACCACGCCCCTTAGACTGCATCATGGCCAGACCAGCCTCAATGATAGCCATGTTGGTATTCATGCTTTTTTCTTTGTCAAGCTCGGCTTCCCGTTTACCGATTCGCTCTTCTTGACCTTTGCCTGCGGGGCCGCGAGCAGCTGTGTCCGCTTCAAATTTAGCCAGTTGTTCTTCTTTGGCAGTTTTTTCAGCTAATGCAATCTTGTTGCGTTGCGCCGCAAACGGATCAACTGTTTCTGTAGGCATTAAACTATCCAATTGTTTGCGGTAGTCTTCTGGCTTAAGTGTAGCAATCCCAGCGGAAGGGGGCGGAGGTGCGGCTGGTTTTGTGCCGGGCGCAGGGGGACGAGGGCCGGGAGCAGCAGGCGCAGGAGCCGCGTTACCTAAAACATTGGTTGCTCTGCTTTGGCCGTAAGGAATAATAAATGGGGCTGCAGCTGGGGCTGTAGCAGAAACAGCAGGAGCCGCACTGTCATTAGCTAAAAGGCTGCTTAAAATTTTAGGTGCCTGATTACCAAACTTAGATGCCGCAGTTTCTTCTAACTGTTTGCGCACAGCTTCCTTGGCTTGCATGTACTGTGCTATAGCCTTTTGGTCACCGGATTTTGCGGCGGCAATATATTGCTGTTCAGCTTGTTTAAATTGTTGCGCCAACGGGCTTAACGCTGCAATATTAGCATCGTCAATCTGCTGAATACTTGATTTAACAACACTACCGTCACCGCCCATAGCAGTTGGAACACCTTGATAACGTGGGATGTGTCCACCATCGGCCATACGCAACACAGGTTCGCCGGAGTACATCGTGTCTTCATCAGCAGACCCGCCATCGGCAAACGCCACGATACCGCCACCGGCCATGTTCTCAATGTTGGGTGCAGGTAACTGCGCAATCCCTTGTTGCTCTGGTAATGGCCCGCCGCCTTGGGGCGGCATGCCTTGTGGAGGCATACCTTGAGGTGGCATACCCTGTGGAGGCATACCTTGACCGCCTTGTGGTGCCTGTGAAGCAGGATCCATATTCTGCACAACCTGCTGGTTGACAGGCGGCATTGGGCTGCCTTGCTGAGCATTGACTTTTTGTGCGTACTCTGCACGTTTTGCATGCACTGCTTGAGCCGCAGACAACATAATCATATCATCTTGGTGTTCAGTGGCAAAAGCTTTTAACTGATCGGTGTTCATCACCGCAAGCTTGGCCAGAACCGAATCAAGGCTTGGGTTACTGATGTCTTCGTTTGGACGATAGATGCTTGATAAAGACATATTTACCTCTTAAGCCATTTTGTGAAGTAGCAATTTTGCCAGACCCGCGTTGGGGCGCTCTTTAATTACGCCACCTTTTTTAGAGCCAAACATTTTGTACGCTCCGTATGCCGCTGTGCCTGCACCAGCAAGCTGGTTAAGCATTGATGGCGGTGTTGTGTACATTGTGCTGCCTTGTGTAGACAGCGGTGCGCCCCGATACATATCGGACAAGAAGCCCATTTGTTTGTATGGGTTGTTAATACTTGTCAAATAGTCCTGATACTGATTATTGAGAACGTTCTGCACGTTCTGTTGTTGCTGCGTACCAAACTGGTTCTGCATGCCCAAGTTGCCCATGTTCTGGTTGTACAGGTTTTGACCCTGCGCACCAAGGTTCTGATAGCCAGTCATACCCGCTTGCATACCTTGCAGACCTAAGCCCGCACCAAACTGTGACTGTTGTGCGTTAAGTTGGTTTGCCGCTTGGCCATACTGCGCCATGTTTTGAGCGTTGTTCATCTGCTGGCCGTAGCCATATTGACGGGCTTGCTCTTGCATCTGTTGTGCGCTCAGTCCATACTGTTGGTTAGCCAATTGCGCTTGCATGTTCTGGCCAGAACCCAGTTGCTGTTGAGCCAAGTTAGCTTGCAGGTTTGCGTTGCCGACGTTGTAGCCCATGTTCTGGTTAGCCAGCATAGCTTGCTGTGCCAACTGAGGGTTCTGCATTGCAGCGGCTTGGTTGAACTGCCCCTGCTGAAGACCGTACTGCCCCTGCATCTGTTGGTTAGCCAAACCAAACTGGTTAACCGCTTGCTGATTAGCCAGACCAAATTGGTTCTGTGCCTGTTGATTGGCTTGGTTAGCTTGCTGGTTAAACTGCCCTTGTTGCAAACCGTACTGACCACGCATTTGTTGGTTAGCCATCTCAGCTTGTTGCTGGTTACTTAAGTTAGCCATGCCAGTTTGCTGTGCCATCTGTGCGTTTTGCAGGCCGTATTGACCGCCCAAAGCTTGGTTAGCCAGCGCTGCTTGCTGTCGCAACTGTGCGTTCTGCAGGCCAGTGTTGTACTGCATGTTTTGGTTGCCTTGGTCTGCCTGCAAACCAGTTTGCTGATTAGCCAACAAAGCCTGAAGACCTGTTTGCTGATTTAACTGCTGTGCTTGCAAACCAGTCTGCGCACCCAAACCTTGGGTCTGAAGACCCGCGCTTAAGTTTTGTACGTTGGCTTGCTGTTGAACACCTTGGTTAGCTAGGTTAGCCTGCAAACGCGCTTGCTGTTCTGCGTTGAACTGAGCTTGCGCTTGTGTAAAAGCGTCTTGCGAACCTTTGGCTTGGATGTCACCCTTTTGGATGGCCAAGTTACGAGCAGCTTCAGCATCCATAATTGCTTGACGGCTACCACCAAAAGCGCCAGCTTTAACAGCCTGTGCGTTTGATTGAGTTCTTGCAATATCAGCTTGACGCTGGGCTTCCCGCTGCTGAATACCCACCACACTTTGCATGTAGGGAGACATGTACTGGTCAACAGTACCGGGCTGTGTCAGGCTTTGTGTACTGACATCTTTAGCCGCTTGCATGCTAAGCGCTTGCAACTGGGGTGCGTTGACTCGCTCGGCGGCAACTCTTTCCGCACGTACTTTGTCGGGGCCACCAAACTGTTCCGCGCCAATTCTTTCGGAAGGGCCTGCTTGCGCGGCTGTGCCAATAGCTGCACGCGCTTCTGGTATTGCGCCTAGTTGCGCAGCTTTCATGTCTTGCGCTTTGTACCTCTCATCAAACGTAGCCGTAGGAGCTGCGCCCAGTTGAGCGGCTGTAGCAACCTGTCCCGTTACATCTCGTGGGCCAGTCATTTGGTAGTTCTGCAACTGAGGGGCGGTTACCTCTCGGGCAGTGAACTTAGATGGGTCGTATGCCTGTTGGCTTGTGTAAGCGTTACCAAACTTTTCGGGGGTGTAGCGGTAGTCGCCAGCCTTTTGAGCTAAACCTTGTAGCCCTTGTGCGGCAGCTGTCGAGTAGGGGTTATAGCCAAGGTTACCCGCACCCGTAAACGCCTGCTTTTGCAAGTCAGTAAATTGTGCAACGCGTTCGGGATTAGTAAAACCTTGTTGCCGTGCATACTGCTCATATGTTGGCTGTTGTTGAAAGCCGCTGACAATTGGCAAGCCTTTATCGTCAAGGATAAGCTGACCATTTGCGTCTTTTTTGTATGTAAACGCAGCACCCTGCGCCATACCCAATAAGTTCTGCGCAAACGGCGCAATCTCAGGGGCAAAGCCTACTTGATTTCGTACAATTTGTTCTGCCATTTTCTGTCCTTATGCGGGTAAGTGCTTTTCAGCGCGGGAGTTTTTAGCCACGCGCCCTTTGCCCACGGTTTTGCTTCGGGCTGCTTGAATTCTGTCCATCATCTTGTAAAGCTTACGCGCCCCTGCTTCAGTAGAGCCGTTGCCCAATTCTGACACGATACGGGCTGGAATTACAAATTCACCATCGGCAAGGCGTGCGGGTTGCTTGTTACCAATCATGGCAGGAATGCTGTCAGACACGCCATCACCGGGGCCTTTGAGCAAACGACCACCATCAGAGTAGCCGCCCAAGGAGCCAAGACCCCCGCCCATAGCATAGCCGGGCATACCGCCGTTAGCGTATGCGTTACTTTCAGCTTGAAGTTCGTAGTTACGTACGCCACCACCGAAGCCGCCTAAGTCACCAAGATAATAGCTATCTAAGTTGTATGCGTTGGGGTCAGCATAATCGTACACAGGTGAAGGCTCAGGCTCACCATAATCGTATACAGGTGCTGGTGAGCTTGCACCTGCACCCATGCCGCGATCGCCAAAATCACCACCGGCATTACCTACTTCAACATATGTACCAGTATCGGGATCAAAAGTGTCTGCTACGTTTGAGTCAACGGCAGTTTGGTCAGGCATAGTCACCACAGCACCGCCGTCTGGCGTGTCTTGAACAGTAGTTTGTGCGGCGGGTTGCTGTTGTGCGATCTGGTTTGTGATAACTTCAGTAGTGCCGTCATCCATAGCAGTGACGCCGTTATTTGGTACATCTACAGCAACGGTCGCGTTGTCAATATTGGAATCTGCCGCACTTTGTGTAAGGGGGTCGTTCTGAGTTACAGTCGTAGTCGGCAGTGTTGTAATGTCATCTGTAGGTGCCGTAGATGTATTTGTTGGAAGCGTTGTGATGCCGCCATCATCACCAATAGTTGTTGTGGGCAGATTCACAGTAGGTAAACTGTCGTCTCCTCTTAGTGGTGGCGTAGTTGTTGTAGTTGTAGGTGCCGTAGATGTATTTGTTGGAAGCGTTGTGATGCCACCACCGCCATCACCAGTAGTTGTTGTGGGTGGGTTCAAAGTAGGTAAACTATCGTCTCCTTTTAGTGGTGGTGTAGTTGTAGTTGTAGTTGTAGGTTTAGTTGTTACTGCGGGCGGTATATAAGGCATAGTTGGTGGGATATCCACGGGCATAATACGTGCAAAGTCTTCGGGGCGAGTTGTGTTTGTAAGACCCATCAAGTAGTTGTAAGCGGCTTGGGAACTGCCATCACGAACATTGGCAGCGCCACCTTCTGCAAACTTTTTGTACAAGCGTAGCAAACCACCGTTAGCTTCTCCATCACCACCTGAAGCACCTCCATCACCACCTGAAGCACCTCCATCACCAGCCGCACCTCCATCACCAGCCGCAGCACCATCACCATCCCCCGGGCCTCCTGGCCCAGCACCGCCAGCAGCAGCGCCAGATTCGCCAGATGAACCCCCGGGGCCACTAGAACTACCTCCACCATCACTACCGCCGTCGGCACTGCCGTCACCTTCACCACCTCCAGTGCCACCGCCAATTTCGTACGAAGAGTTTGGTGAAGAATCTGGGGCACGTGTTACAACACCGTTTGCTGACACAAAGGAGTATGATTGTGTGTCTGGATTCCACGCGTAACGGCCTTGAGCGGCAGGGTTAATTGCCCCACTAGCAGAAGTTGATGCTACAGAGGTCGGTACCTCAGATGTTCTAGGGGCCATACCCATTAAAAATTCATACGCGGCTTGTGAAGAACTACGTGAATCACTTCCGGGCATTTGCGTTATGGTTTTGGGTACGCCAATTGCTCCACCGTCAGCGTAACCGGGGTATCCCAAAGACTTGACACTAACTGGGTTTAACGCTTTTGCGCGTTGCGTCATAGGGTCATAATCAAAATTACGAATGAGGCCGGGATTATCCATCTTGGTAACGGTTTCCACACCCTGATCGGCCAGCAATGGCGATGTTGCACCTAAGAGTGCGCCAGCGTTTTGTTTAGCAAAGTTGCCAAAGGCTGCTGGGCTTTTTGTAATTGCACCAAAACCAGAAGACAGTTTATCAAAGTTTGATGCTCCTGCTAGTTTATTACTAATAGCGTTTTGCGCAACTTGATCTGCCTGTGCAGTAAGGGCGGCTTCACCTGTAAGTCCTGCGTTTGATAAAGCGGCGCTGCCTGCTTCCGCACTTAAAGCGCCTGTACCAGCACCCATCACGCTACCAGCCAAACTAGCACCGCCATACGCGCCCATACCGGCCATCAAACCCTTGGACAAACTGCCAGTAGCCAGACCTGTGATACCGCCCAAGCCAATAGCCGTACCTGCCGCGCTACCCAAACCACCCAAAGCAGCACCAATAGCAGAACCAAAGCCGGGAGCAAACGCATTAAGCGCAAAACCCGCAATCGTGGGTAATAATTTTTTCAAGAAGTTGGCTTCAACCAGACCTGTTTCTGGGTTAATTGTCAGTGAGCCGCCATGTTTCATGGCCAAAGCCTGCAAGCCCGCAACTTCTTGAGGGGCCATATGCACCAGCATCGAGTCCGAATTGCGGCCTTTTGCGGCCATTTGATTTGCTAGGGCGTGTAGGCTCATTTTAGACCTTTACTTTCAGTACGTTTCCGGCGGTAGTGTCATAGTAAACATCTCCCACCCGAAGGTTAGCGTAGTCGGCCTGAGTTGGCAAACTAATTACGTAGGTATTTGGCGTAGTGGGGCTTGGTTGAGAAAAGCTCAGACCTGCCGTTATTTTAGTGCCATTACGCTGTGTTGCGCCAGAGATTGGCCCCGGATTATCCAACTGATTGAAGTACAAAAACATCACCCGCAGGAGTTGCTCCATGTAGGCTTGCGTGTACTCTTTGGGCGGGTTGGGTAAGCGTGGAGCTATAACGTTTGCTTGTGCCATTAACCACCCCTTCGGCCATCTGGCCTAATGTCCATACGCGGTGCGCCCAACTGCCACGTTACGCCAAGCGCAGTGGAGTCAATCTTGAACGCCATCTGACGGCCCCGCACACGGGTGTTGATCTGCCCAGTAAACTCTTCTACTGGAATGACCGCTGTGCGTGTTACTGCGCCGCTACTACTGCCCGCAACCGATGCAGGGTTGTTATACCCAGAGCCTGAGTTTTGCAAAGGTTGCAAATACATCGTAGCCTGTGGGCTTGCGGCTGTGGAACCACGGAACGTGATGTCTGGCAGGATACGCCAGACGAAGCCAAAGTTGTGGCCGTCACCAATATCAAACTGTGAAGAGCTAATGTACGCCTCGATCGGCAAAGTAGTGCCAGTAGCGTTATCGTCAACGCCTTGTTCATGGTTCACCACGTTGTAGTTGTACGTAGCGGCAAGGGGGTAGTTGCGAAGACCAGAGTCAAGCCAAGCCGTACGCGCCATAAAGCCGTAGTACCAGATGTCTTCTTCGTAGTTGTACACAACGTACTTGTCTATAGCATTTGAATTACTAGAGCAGTAAAACCACCAGACTTCATTAAAACCTTCGTTGGTACTTGCAAACACCTGCTCATACTGAGCCGCGTTGATGTCGCTAAAAATGTACTGCCGTAGATCACAGCGCATGGTTTGTGTGCGGCCATCGTATTTGTAAAACTTATCCACGCCCATCCAGTACGTGACACCCGAGGCAATGGCGGCAGCGCTGGGGCCTACGATCGAAATACTGTCTGCAAGAAGCTGTGAACTCCACACGTATGGGGGGCCAAGGTACTGGAGCGAATATAAAGAAGAGTCTGTCCAAACCAAAATCTCTTGACGAGACTGCAAGGCTGTCACGATGCGTGAGCCGTGCGAGAGACGAACACTACCTGCTTGGTTGGTAATTGCAGGTGTCCACTGCACAGCATCTTCTTGGTCAGACCAACGAATCAGCATCGGGTCAAGGATCGTGTCGCCAATTTCGTTTGTGCCAAAGACAAGTACAAAACGGCTGGTGTCTGAGACCAGCAAAAAGTTTTGATGTAACGGCACATCAGATGCACCACCAAGAGAAGAAAGCAGCACGCCACGGGTTGTCAGGCTAGTGTTGGCATCCCAGTAGTAAATATCTTCACCGCGAGGGCCAAAGATCAAGTTCTGACCAAAGTTACTTTGGTTCCAAATACGCAATGCATCCACAGATGTAGAGCCACGGCCCCATGTACCTGAACCCCAAGAGCCAGCGCCCCAACCCACTAAAGGCACTGCATACTCAGGGCCGGGATTGATTTGGTATGCAGCCACAACAGCCGCGCCGCCACCCGTAGTAGTTGCATTAGCCGCAGAGGATGCCGTGATGTTGTATGTAGAAGTACTTACGCCAATCGTTGAAAGTTGATATTCACCATTAAGGGTCAAGCCGCCCACAGCCGTTGCACCACTGAAAGTCACAAAAGCGCCGTTGGTAAACCCGCCCGTAGCATCTGTTACAACTACTGTGGTAGAGCCTGATGTTGTAGCAAATGGGTTGTTAACAAGCGTTGCGGGGGCTTTACGCAAGGGGGTGATGTCGTTGTACGCCCCGCCATTCTCGATGTAAAACTTAAGGTGTGTACCCACGCCCAAAAGGTTCTGGCTACCAAGCGTTACCCAATTCCAAAGCGAGCGGCATACGCCCAAGAATGTTGTTGCAGAAATACGAACCCAGCCGCCAATTTTCTCTGGTGTGCCTTGACGGAACCGGACTTTGTCGCACTCATACCAGCCGCCCTCGGTGGTGTAACGTGTGTTTTCCCGGTTGACACCCGGTTTAAACAGGATTTTTTGTAATGGCATTTTTAGTCCAGCAGTGCGCACTCAGCCTTGCGGCGTTTTAACAGACCCGGCAAAACTTTGCCGCCACCTTTAGTCCAGAGCATCAGTTGTTCTTTTGCTCCTTCCCAATCATTGGCATTGATTTTCCTCTTTAACGTAGATGTTTGCAAGCGCCCCGTGCCCAAATTGTAGGCAAAGTCCACAATGGCGTTGCACCTGCGTTCGTCCAGAATCAGGCCGGGGCAGTTACGCAATACTCCGGGTAAGTACGTATGTTCTAACTCAATCATCAAAAGGGCGTGAGCCTCTTCCTGACTCATTGGCGCGTCTTCCAAAGTTACCTTGCGCTTGTCTGCGTAGTAGGTAGAACCGTAGCCAATCGTGGCTACATTGGCAG